TTATTTGTTTTGTTTTGTTTGTTTGTTTGTTTTGTTTTGTTTTGTTTTGTTTTGTTTGTTTGTTTTGTTTGTTTGTTTTGTTTGTTTGTTTGTTTTGTTTGTGCTTGGATTTTTTTCTTCCAAACGCAGTGTATCCACTCACACCCATCATGAAGTGTCTATTTATTAAATCATTTATGACCGACGGTTTCAATGCCACCACATCTAGCTCGCTGTAACAGCTGCCACCGGACACTGGGTCTAAAAATATGCGCTGCATTATTTCGGATGGATCGTTGGCGTCGTTGATTTGTATGAGGGCGTTGATAACCTCGGCGGTTAACCACTGTCTCATTTGCAGGTCGCGACACACGTAACACGTGTTGTCGATTGCGGCCCATGAATCCACCACACAACACCTGCTAGGGTCTGTTCGGGAAACGTAAACGAACGAATGATGCACAGTGTAATCTTCCTCGGGATCGTAAAAGGATAGCAGGTTTATACCGATGTGCAATTCAATCTCAAATAAATGGTGCTGCTGCTGCGGGCTGTCCAGGCTGTTCCGTATCCAATCATCTATTCCTGTGCCGAGCGACCAGTGGTGACTAAAAATGTGTCCAACCACTTCATTTATTCCTTTAGTCAGTGTATCGAGGGTAAGCGGTGTGATGCCATCGGATACTGTAAGTTCTCCATTAACCAGCATACTGTTCAGTTGGTCTAAACTCGTGATGGAGAAATGTTCCAAAAACGCGACCGATATAGCCATCGTTGGCGCAGTGTATGCGCAGCAATGAATGTAGGGGTCACTGGTTCCTCCGATAGGCCCTTTGAAATGTGATGGGCGGCGACTATCGCATTCATACGTTATGGCCACTGCACACTGTAATTTGGTAATTTCGCTCGGATCCATTGTTATTATATTTAACAAATATAATAATAATAAACAATAACAATTACCTAAACGGAATAGACAAAACAAAATAGTATGATTCTATGCATATATCAACACTGATGAATCGTTATTTTCAATGGCACAAGCTAAATTCAACAAATCATCCAATCCTTCATCAAAATCAACTTTTATCGTCCACCCGATTTGTTTTAATTTATCATTGCTGATGTGATACCGTTTATCATTGAACGGGCGATCTTCAATATACGTAATCCAATTATCATAATCCACAGTATTTTTAATTCGTCGAATTAATTTATGTGCGATTTCAGTCACGCTATATTCATGATGTTCATCACTGCCGATATTATATATTTCCCCAACCTTTCCCTTTTCAATAATACATTCAAGAGCAGAACAAACGTCTAAAACATGTAAAAATGCCCGTAAATTTGTTCCATCGCCTTGTATAGTCACCTTTTTATCTTCATTTAATAATTTTATAAAAAGTGGGATAAGTTTTTCAGGGTATTGATTTGGTCCGTATACATTATTTCCACGAGTAATTATAATCGGCATTTTAAATGAAAAATAGTAGGATTGCGCAATAAGTTCAGCGGCGGCTTTTGTTGCGGCATATGGATTGGTTGGACATAAAATCGTATTTTCGGTTTTCTTGACTTCATTTTCAGCAATCATCGATTCGCCGTAAACTTCGTCGGTGGAAATATGGATAATTTTCTGGATTTTCCCGTATTTTTTAGCCGCTTCTAATAAAGTATGTGTTCCTAAAATATTGTCATGGGTATATTGAATTGAATCATCAAATGAATTCTGGACATGTGATTGTGCAGCAAAATGAATGATAGTATCAATCTTATAATTCTCTAGAATATGTGCTAAAAGATCCATTGAACATAGATTTCCGCGAATTAATGTATATCTCTCTGAATCTTGAATCTCTTGTTTAATATTATTTTTGTTTGCACAATAATACATGGCATCAATGTTTATAATATGTACATTCGGATTGGTATAGAAATAATAGTTGATAAAGTTTGATCCAATAAATCCACAACCACCAGTTACTAATAATCGCATCGTTGTTTTGATATTTCCAAATATTATATTTATTTCACTTGAACTCAAAATTGCAATTACAAATTTACAAAACAAATAAATAAATAAAATTGATTTGTATTTAGATATAATAACAATAATAATAATAATAATAATAACAGTAACAGTAAAAATGTCACGAGATATTCAAAAAAATACTAACAATAAAAAGGGGTCGATTAATAATCGTATTGGGAAACAAATTGTCGAAAAATCTCGTCGCCGAAAAATGAATGAAAGTTCGGACAGCGATAATGGTGGTGGCGACGATGATGACGAATCGAGCGAAGAAGATGATACTGTTATTGATGATGGATCAGCTACCGTTGTCAAGAATAAAATGAATAAACACGAATACCGGAAATTTCTTGCTAAAATATTCCCATCAAATCATATTAGTAATAAAATTAACGCGGGAAATAGATTAAATAAAGTATTGTTGGAAGAAGAGGAGGATGAGGAAGAGGAGGATGAATCGGTGAAATCAAAATCTAAAAAGGCAGTAAAAGCAAAACAGGAACGGGACAAGGAACGGGACAAGGAACGGGACAAGGAACGGGATAAGGAACGGAATAAGAAGAAAAAGGAAAAGGTGGTAGAGTCGGAGGAGGAGGAAGAAGAAGTCGCCGTGTCAAAAACATCAAATAAATCTAAAAATAATGCAACAACCACCAATGAGAATCAGTATAATATTATATTTACTATTGGCAAAAATGGGACAATAGAAGACGATGAAGAATATGATGAGGAGGATGAAGATGAGTGGACGGATGATGATGAAGAAACGGAAGATGATGAAGAAACGGAAGACGAGGATGTAAGTGTTAATACTGATAGTAGTGATAGCGATGAGGAAGAGGAAGAGGAAGATGGAGAAGAGGAGGATAGGGGGGCGGGTGAGGATAGGGAGGAAGAAAAAAGTGTAGAGGGAGAAAGGGGGAATAAAGAAACGGACGAAGAAGTACTTAATCAATTGAAAGAATCATTGAAAAAGGATACCAAAAATAAAATGATTCAGTCGTGTATTAAAACATGCGAACAATCTATTGCGAATCGACTTGTGCGTACCGAAAAAAAACAAAAACGACAGAAAGAAAAGAATTCCCGGATTTTCAAACGAATTATTCGCGACAAGAATACGATGAATGATTTTACATTCTTCAATAAAATGGAAACACCTAATCAAATTAAAATTATTAAAGAATTGCGCGAAATCAATAAAATCACACGTATTGAAAAACCATACCGCCTCACTCTTCTTGAATCAAATATCCCGCCGATTTTCAAAGCTGCTGCTATGAAAAAAATCAGTTCATTGCGATATATGGAACCGGGATCAGGCGAATATTATAAAATTAAAAATTGGGTAGATACTTTTATGCGTATCCCATTTGGTCAATTCGAAACGCTCCCTATAAATATCGAAGACGGGGTCGAAAAATGTCACGATTTTATGGCAAATGCCCAATCTATTCTCGATAGTGCAGTTTACGGATTAAACGATGCGAAAATGCAGATTATGCAAATGCTTGGACAATTAGTTACTAATCCACACGCTATTGGTGCGGCAATTGCAATTAGCGGACCACCCGGAACTGGAAAAACATCGTTGGTGAAAGAAGGAATTAGTAAGATTTTGAATCGTCCTTTTGCGTTTATTGCGCTTGGTGGTGCTACTGATAGCAGTTTCCTAGAAGGTCATTCGTATACATATGAAGGAAGTACTTGGGGAAAAATCGTGCAGATTCTTATTGATAGTAAATGTATGAATCCTGTTATTTATTTCGATGAATTGGATAAGATTAGTGATACTCCAAAAGGGGAAGAAATTGCGGGGATTTTGACACATTTGACAGATACGTCACAGAATAGTCAATTTCATGATAAATATTTTGCGGAAATTGATTTTGATTTGAGTAAGTGTTTATTTATATTTAGTTATAATGATGAAAGTAAAATCAATCCTATTTTGAAAGATCGAATGTATCGTATCCTAACAAAAGGATACGAAAAGAAACAAAAAACGGTTATTTCAAATCAATATTTACTTCCTAAAATCCGTGATCAAGTAAAGTTTCATGTCGAAGATATTATTATCCCCGACGATGCACTTCATCATATTATTGAAAATCATTGCTCTGGGGAAGACGGTGTTCGAAATCTGAAACGGTGTCTTGAAATTATTTATACGAAATTGAATTTGTATCGATTAATGCGTCCCGGCACGAATTTGTTTCAGGAAGATATGTCTTTAAAAGTAGAATTTCCATTTACCGTAACTAAAGATATTGTCGATAAATTAATTAAAACCGAGAAACCATCCATGGGAATGAGAGGAATGTATATTTAGATTTCGTTGGGTTGATTGTTTTGTTGTATTTGTTTTGTTGTATTTGCTGTATTATATTTTTATTTTACTGCAATAAAATATATTTATTGGATAACCATATAAATATTATTTGTTATTGTGTATAACAAATAATAAATAATACTAATAAATAATGAGTGGCAGTGATAGCGATAATGAAAATTTACCAATTGAAACTCTACTAGAATTACGAAATAATATCCAGGATCAAATTTGTGGATTACATAAATTACACGAAATAAATCAAAAAATAAGCGGCGTTGATGAACACATAAATATCATCGATTCATTAATAATTTCCGATTATAAAGAATTATGTCGTCATAATAATCAGTCCAAACATCTTGAACAATTAAATCAATATATCATCATTATCAACAATGTTATCTATAATCGATGTCCGCATAGGTGGATCATCGACGAAATCGATATTGATCCGGATAGGTCTATACAAATTAAATATTGTGAAAGGTGCCAGTTGAATTTTGATAAGTGATTTGGCGGTATTATGAAATTTAATACTCGGAATAAGGGACATTATTTCCCGCACGCATCCTTAAATAATTATATTGCGGAACGGTAATGCACGCACATCCTTGCGAGTTGGAATATCCTGATGGGCAACATTTTGGCGAGAATGGAGTGTTTGCGAACAAAAGCATTTCTCCTTTTGGTAACGGAACATTTTGCATAGGACGATTCAAAATATCCTGCGTGCCCTTCCCGGGCGGTGTTCCCGACGTGTATGTCAAATTGGGAGTAAACCAGGACGAGGTATTGACTGGTTTATAGTTTGATAAACTGTATGGCGCAGACTGGCCGCTATTTACAGCACCAGTAAATCCTTCTTGTACTGGATTTGTCATGTATGCCGCGGCCTTTTTATTCTGTTTATTGTCGCCCGGAGTAAATAATCCTTCTAAATTGGTCATTCCTTCCATAAGCCCGATACGGGAGCAAGAACATCCAACATGAGTGACGGTAATAAAAATAAGAATTCCGATGATGATCCAGATTTCAAGTTTAATACCAAATAAAGTTATTTCGGACATATTATACATATTTAATAGATAATAAATTTTCGCGATACTTATCTAAAAATAAATCAATGGAAGCATTATAATGATAAAATCGAATTCCTTTAACATGAAAAGTACGGGTATTAGTTAATAAATGGTAAATTTTTTTAAGGGTGGGGGTTATGTTTGAAAATTCGACATTTTCTAAAGTATCGTTATTTCGGTCACAACAACAATGTAAATTAATGCCGAGATTATTATTAATTAAATCCGGACGAGGAATTAGTGCGAGAGCATCGATTTCAACAATACCATAAACTATTTCGCCTTTGCTTAATATATCCCCTACCGCAACATTTTGGATTTCGATATATGATCCATCAACCAATTTAATGGGAACATGTCCAAAAAATCCGCCATCGAAATAATGATGAATAATGGAATACGTATCATCTTCTAAAATATCCATAAATGCTTTATTTTTATTTTCAGTATCCTCGCACGAATTTACATACACATTTAATAATTGAACAATATCATCATCACATAATTCATCCCAATCGGAAAATACAGTGGTATAATCAATGACATGTGTGAAAAAATTTCGGCATATTATTTCTTTGGAAATAGTATTAATACAGTATACATAAGGTTCATGATAATGAACGATTTTTTTAGCATCGGGATGATCTGCAACATATATCAATGCACCGCAATATGGTAGACGATGTGATCCACTGACATAAATGTTATTTAGAGTGTACATTTGTTCAGTGGTAGAATCAAATGAGAGTTTAAACGTAGCGGTAACAAGATTATTATTTGCTAATTTCTCTCCTACATTAATATCAAAAATAGATTTATAGGTGTTATCATTCATTTTAATCGCTGTATTTTTATCGAAGCAGGTAGGTTTACTTGGTGCCGACGGAATAGACATATCAACATGAACATTCAGAGTGTCTGCCATAAAAACGAGTATAATACTTATTATAATTGCAGCAATTCCAAATACAACGGTAGTTAATGCCGCGGGTAGCCAAAAAAAAGGAATCATCCACATGACCATGATAACTGCAACTAATATAATCAATACAATAATTCCTGCTTCAACAATAGCACCGAGTAAAGATTGGAGTAAATAATATGTTCCTAAACTGGTATATACCCCAGCAGTCAAAATACCTTTAACTTTATCTGCTAAATCGGTGATTCCGATCATCATACTCTGAATCGGAATCATAATATTCAATATTCGATTCATAATTTCGCTGGAAATGGCGGCAATATCCGCGCGAATATTAGCAAGAATATTTCGCATGAATTGTACAATTTCATTTAATTCGTCGAAAAGACTATTTAGGACAGTTGTAAGGTATGTAATGGGTTGAACTGCATTCCCGGTAATATTTGTCAGAATATGTTGCATACAATACGTAAAATTTTGACCGGTGAAATCAATGACGGTCATGTCGTCGGGTTTATTGATAAGTCCCGCAAAGGGTATAACTTGTGGACTACACCGTTCAACGGTCCAATTATCTTTTATTGGTTGTACATTGACCATTATTTGGGTATAAGAATAAATAATGAAAAAAACGACAATAGTTAAAATAAATCCGACAACCGATCCGGCAAATTGATCTAAATAAGTTAAATTGGCATACATTTCGTCTATAGTTTTTAATGGTTTATTCATTTGTTTTATTGTTTTTGTTTTATTGTTTTTGGATATGTTATATTATACTAATATGATTTTTATGGTATATTGAATTTATTGTTTTATGTTTTGTGGTTGATTGGCAACAACCAATCTTCCCAATCCCAGAACGTATATGATCCAATAGATATTTTATGATCATGGGTAATTAAACAACTAAAATAAGTAGATTCAGTGTCATGCTGAAGCGATGCAAATGGACAATCTTTTACCAATATGTATTTTCCGTCACATAAGATATGATGTGATCCAGTGACAAAAATATCGCGGTGTTGCGGTTGCTGTTGTTGTTGTTGTTGTTGCTGTTGTTGTTGTTGTTGTTGCTGTTGTTGCCGTTGATTTGTTTTATTGAGACAAGAAATTTTATATAATTTATGTAATTTATCAGAATTATTTATTTTCATGGATGCAACAATTCGACTTCCATTTTCTAAATATTCACCTAAATGGTTATCAGCATCGCCCATTTTTATTGTGCGGCCAGATAATAAGTTAATCTCTGTATCAGGATGAAAACATGCGCCGGACAAAGTACGTACTGCTTCTCCTGGAGGCCCGTTCCAGGTAGATTGCATGGTTTTAACTGACCCATCCATAATATACATTATGGTCACCATAATACCCACGACTTTCCCGATTAAATCTTTAATTCCGCCAATTATTTTTTGAAATTCTATAATAAGATTTACAAATACCCCAAAAATACTTTGAATAATAGTTGTGAAAAACCCGCGAATATTCCCAATCATATTTCGCCCATCATTCATATTATCTGCTAGAGTACCGCCTAAATCTGATAATCCTGATAAAATATAGGTTAGTGGTTGCAATAAAAATCCCATGAAATCGGTTTGCATATTCTGTACACAATATACGAAATTTTGATTAACATCATCGGCCAATCCCATATACATTGGATTACATCGATAAAGTGGCCAATTTTGTTTAATTTCGGCGATTGAACTGAATATATACATGGCACAAATTTGTGCAACAAATCCTAAATTGACGTATATGAATTGTGTCCAATCTGATCCTTTTGGCATATATTATTGTTGTTGTTATTGTTGTTGGTGTCTTAACTATATTACTAAAATACAATTATTTCATAAATTTTCGCATTGTCCTTCTTCTTTTTATTTTTCTTTTTTTGTTTCCACGTGTTTTTCTTTTTCTTGTTTTTCTACCGCCGCTATAACATCCCCATTTCCCGCCACCCCCTTTACATCCACCCACTTGTTTTGGAATAGTAGCCGATCCGCCCAAATTATCATATGTAGAATTTGCTGTATTCTGTCCACCCACTTTAGCCAATTGTACTTGTGATGATCCGGTAGATTGACTACTTACTGGTGCATAGGCCGTTTGTAGTACGGGGACAGTTACATTTCCACCGTACTGGTTTCTACTTCTTCTTCTTCTTCTTCTGCTGCCGCCGGTTGTCTTATTTAAGTTATTTAATTTTACGCTAGCATTTTGACTATTTATATATGCATTTGCTTGAGGGGAAGTTGCGCCCGCAACATAACTATTTAATTTAGGGGGCGGAATAGCGGACATTATACAATAATACAATATTTTATTTTTTGTTTTTTTGGATAAAAAATACTAAGAATAAATCAAATACTAAGAATAAATCAAATACTAAGAATAAATCAAATACTAATACCGGTTACAAAACGCTACATATCAACCGTTATAGTGGATTTGGCATCACTAAATCCACCACTTCCACGCAATCCCATGCAGCGACAACACTTCTGTAATACGCGTCTTCATCTTCATCCTCCTCATCTTCCTCCTCATCGTCGTCGCAACTGTATGATGACAGTTCAACAATCGCGGCGACATCATCTTCTTCATTTTCTCGATTTTCTTCTGACTCGGCGACATTTTTACATAAATTATAAAATCCTTGCAGACATGCAGGCGAATCTGAAGAAATCGATTTGAATTTTTCAACAATATTTACAACCACTTCTCTATGAAGTGTCTGGCCCATATACTCTACCGTTTGCTCGTCTGTCGCTAAGAACGCAGCAAATACAATTTGCGGGACAATATATCCCACCTTTCCCTCTTCTTCCACTGGATTATCAATTCTGAAAACTGACATATTAAACTTTGATGTTTGGACTTTGATGTTTGGACTTTGATGTTTGGACTTTGAACTGGGTGTTGGATACTTTTAAGTTTTTCAAAAAATATAATTCAATTTTTTTATTTTGGCCGTTTATTTTCGCTTTCGACTATTTCTTTTTGTTGATCGTCTAATAGTAGATCGTCTAGAACTTTTACGTCTTTTATTTCCACCAATATGCAGCTCATCATGTCTCAGATGCAGCTCATCATGTCTCAGCTGCAGCTCATCAATCAGAGCGTCTTTTGATAATTGTTGTGGGTCTGATAGGTGGCGATCATCACGAAGAATTAACATTTGATGAAATAATCCATCGCCCAATTGTATAAAATATTCGCCTACAAGCGGTTTAATAAACGCATAGGCGACCCCCCGACCCACACCCCTCTCTTCATTATATGCAGGAGCGTATCCCATATTTTTCTGTTTCGTAATTGGCGTATCACGCATATTATGATATGCTATAGCTTGGTTCTCATTTAATTTGCACCACTTGCCGTCAACTGCGACATATAAAAATTCTGACATATTTATATAAGTTAAAATAAAAAAATAAAAATAGAAATAATAATATAATAAAAAAATAAAATAAAATAAAATGGACGATAATGCGAGATTGCAATTAAACAAAATGATTAAGGCGAATGATGTAGAAAATGTGACGGAATTAATACGTGAATTGAAACATAGTCATTTACTTCAAGCGGATATTAATGCATTACTTAAATTAAAAGCAATGTATAAAAATGATGTAGATAAAGTACATATTGAAGGAATGACGGCGTGTGCCTTTTTATTTACATATTACACGGACATTTACAATAAAATACGAAAAGACGAAATCGATTTAAGTATCTTAAACAAATTTCTAAATGTATTAAGACGAATTGAAGATGGAGAAATCGATCAACATGATGGTGCATTTATTATCGGGACATTATTGAAGGAAATGTATGTAGATAGCGCACTTAAAAAAGCGGATAAATTAAATAATGTAGTGGAAACACCGGTTCAAATTGTTGAACCAATAAAAATATCATGGCGGGAATTTAGACATCTATAATCAATTACTATTTCTCTCTACGATTTGATTTGAAAAGATGAATGGAAATGAAAAATGTGATAATAACTACTTAAATGTATTATGTTGTATAATACATTTACAAAATACAAACTACAAAATACAAACTACAAACTACAAAATACAAATACAGTAAAAATGAAAAAACGCGAGACTAAAAAAGCAGATCCGATAAAAAATCAAATGGTACAATCAACAAAATACGGAAATCTAACATCAATATTAGTTATTGTGGAATCCCCTGCAAAATGTAGTAAAATCGAATCGTATTTAGGTGATGGATATAAATGCGTCGCTAGTTTTGGACATTTACGGCAAATATCGGCACTGGAATCAATTGATATAAATAACAATTTCACGACGAAATATGATATTATAAGTGATCTTAAAAAACAAAAACATATTGAAATATTGCGAACTTATATTTCAAATGCATCTGAAGTTATTTTGGCGACGGATGCGGATAGAGAAGGGGAAGCAATTGCATGGCATATTTGTATGTTATTTGGGTTATCAGTGGAAACAACTAAACGGATAATTTTCCATGAAATTACCGAAAAAGCAATTCAATATGCCATAACTAATCCGATAAGAATAAATATGAATTTGGTGCAAGCACAGCAAGCAAGACAAATATTAGATATGTTGGTCGGATATACAATTACACCGATGCTATGGAAATATATTTCAAAAACAGTGGAAACGAGTTTATCAGCAGGACGATGTCAGACGCCCGCATTGCGATTAGTATATGATAATCAAAAAGAAATTAATCGGTCACCTGGACAAAAAGTATATAATACAGTCGGATATTTCATGAATAAGTGTATTCCATTTGAATTAAATAAAAAATACGAGACGGAAGACGAAATGGTCGACTATTTAATTTCATTGAATAAATTACATAGTGAACACATATATTCATGTTCTATTCCAGTCAAGATATTTAAATCTCCGCCGGAACCATTGACTACATCACGTATTCAACAATTAGCGAGTAATGTGATGCAGATTTCGCCGAAAGAAACAATGAAATATTGTCAGACTCTTTATGAATCGGGATATATTACTTATATGAGAACAGATAGTAAAAAATATAGCGCGGATTTTGTGGATCAAGTAAAAGATCGGATTATTCGTGTATATAATGACGACAAATATATAAATTTGAATATTGATGATTTGATGAATGAACAAAAAGATGAACAAAAAGAAAAAAAGGAAAGGGTAGAAGCACATGAAGCAATTAGACCAACAAATATTAATGTTTTAGATACAGAATTACCTGAAAATATTACACCAAGAGAGAAAAGATTATATAAATTAATCTGGACAACGGCAATTGAAAGTTGTATGTCGCCCGCAGAATATTATTCAATTACATCAACCATTCCATCATTAAACGGAACAAAGTATTTGAAGACAAGTGAATTGGCCGATTTTATGGGGTGGAAAATAGTGGAACATAATAATAGATCGCCTGGTAAATGTAAAGACGACGAAATGAGTGTAAAAGAATATCATTATTTACATCAATTAAAATCGGGATCAATTGTACAATTCAAAACCATTAAATCCGCAGTAACTATAACAAAATTAAAATCACATTATTCGGAAGCAAGATTAGTTCAATTATTAGAAGATCATGGTATTGGAAGACCGTCGACCTTTTCTACGTTGATTGATAAAATCCAACAACGCGAATATGTGAAAAAAGAGGATATTAAGGGTGTGCAAGTACAATGTATCGACTTTGAATTGTCGGGAGATTATGAACTTGTCAACCATCTTAATATGCGTGAATTTGGGAATGAAAAGGGGAAATTGGTACTGCAACCTATAGGCATAATTGTCATGGAATTTTTATTAAAGTATTTTGATACTTTATTTAATTATGAATATACAAATGTTATGGAAAATGAGTTGGATAAGATTTCAATGGGGGAAAGTACATTACTCGAAATATGTGGATCATGTGTATCATTAATGACGGAACAAATAAATAATTTAAAAGAAACGGGGGAAAAGAAATGTGAAATTAAAATCGATGATTTGCATTATTATATTATTGGAAAACATGGTCCAATAATTAAATGCATTAGTGATAAGGATACTAATGAATGCATTTCATTCAAGCCGGTGAAGAAAAATATCGATATTTCAAAATTAGAACGGGGTGAATATAAAATAGAAGATATTGTGGAAACAAAATATAATAATAATACTACCCGGACTTTGGGAAAATATAAAGGGGAGGATTTGATTTTGAAAAAAGGAAAGTTTGGATTATATGCTACGTGGACAATCGAAGAAACGGGAATAGCGCATAATAAATCATTATCCATGTTTGGAAATCGTCCTATTGAAAATATCGGGTATGAAGATGTATTGGAAATATTGAATAAGGATGACATAGTAGGGGCAGTAGTAGGGTCAGTAGCAGGGTCAGTACAAAGCACAAATATTATTAGACATATAACGGATAATATTAGTATTAGAAAAGGACCGAGAGGAAATTATATTTTCTACAAAACTGCAAAAATGAAAAAACCCCAATTTTTTGGTCTTGATGGATTCGATGAAGATGTTGTTGGGTATGATAAAACAACATTTAAAAATTGGATCACAGAGAAATATAAGATTGTTTAGTTAGTTAGTTGGTTAGTTGGTTAGTTAACTGAATTGGTGATACTTTCAGGGGTATACATCTTAGTGGTTTTTTTATTCTGTGGTTTAAAAATCATAAATTCAAGGGAAAATGAATACGTGTTATTACTAAAATCAACTAAATCACCATTATGGTATCTCATTTTAATTTTCAGTTTACGGATACGTTCTGCAGGGGGGTTATATATTTTCAACGTATTTATTTCATTTATCCATGTCGATCGTTGTAAAAAATCCGAAATTAATATTTTAGCGAATGATGATTTTACAACTCCGTTAGTTTCATTTGTATGCGCTGTAAATTCATTAAGCGAATATGGGATTGTTTCATCTATATGATTTAATCCCGCGATTTCCATAAAGAAAAACAATGGCCCTGATAAATTTGTTTTAAATGGCGCTTCTAAATAATATACAGATGCACCTAAATAAGCAGGGTCTGGAATTAACCAAAATCCCCCATCTCCCGGAAAAATAGCATCGCCGTAAAAAAATCGCGGGTACACATTATTTACAGATTCTTGACTAACTGCAGGAACACGGGTAAATCCTAAAAAGGCGGGCAATCCCCAATTAGTATAACTAGGCAATGTTCTAGAGTTTGCACAAATATTAGAGGTGATATAAATAGGAGAATCGTTGGTTAATATAAATCCGGAACTTTTATTGCCAAACCATAATTTCAAACCAACCGCATTAAACAAAATAACAAATTGATCATACCCCGTCGCTGTAAACGTGGATAATAATGATGGATTATTTACACTAATATAATCGCTAATATAAGTCGTGACAACATCATTAAACCGATTCGTAAGTTCAGTCGCCATTTGGCTATTTGTATAGACCCCCGATTCAATAACAATTGTAAAATCGGTGTTAATATGAGCATAAAGCGCGACAAACATTATATTTAGTAATGGATCGGGGTTCATGAATAGTCCTGGATTATACGGATTATTTATTCTAAATGTCATGGTTATATTATTTTGCAGTGTTGAAAAAACATCTAGATTCGATGGAAATGACCATGAACTTAATTTAAGACCTTGAACATTACAATAATCTTGTGGCAATTCAATAATAAAATCACTTGAATTTGGATATTTCACTACATCTCTATCTTCGGAATTAATAGATATAAATTGTTGTTCATACATATATTCCTGCGAATTTGGGATAAGCGGGTGATTTGTTGATACATTGAATCGGCTCATTGCTGTATACTATATTTATACTTATTTATATTTATATTGATTTTAGATTAAATTTTATTTTTATTTTATTTTATTTTATTTTGATATCATATCATATCAAAAATAAAATGGGTGGCGGAAATGCACAAAAAACGGCAACATCTCGCGCAAAACATTTAGCAAAACAAGAATCGGAAAAATGTTCAGGTGGCGGAAAATCTGCAATGGAATTACGTAAAGGTGCAGGAATGGCAGAAGCAATGGCGGAAGCACAGAAGAAACGAGAAGATGTCAAAAATAAAAGGATGGAAAAGAACGGTAACGAAAAAGAAAATAAAATATAAAATATAATAGTATAGCAATGGATCCTTCTTCATATATTAATTCGGTTATGCCCAATGTTTATTATTCATTGATAATTACTGGCATAATTATATTGTTTTGTTTGACAGGTGCTAGTTTAGCGGGGACTATGGCTGGTTATTCTTTCATTATTGCCGGATTAATAATAATGGTGGGATATTTAGTAAATAGTATGCAGATGCCGCAGATAAAAAAAACATCAAGTACCGGATTAAATATGTTATATACTATTGGTCCATTGTTGACAATTATGGGACTTATTATTTACATATTATATTTACTGGGTATTTATTTTGATCGAATTTCTGGAGGACATGTTTCGTCGGGGTATTATACTTTTTCGCAAATATCTTCTATAATAATGTTAATCCAATTCATCGTATTTCATTACGCGACACTTAAACCTCAATTTAAGACGGAATATTCTATACCAAGTTCAACCAGTCTCATGCTTATATTGTTATCTATACTCAATGCGGTATCGATATATACAGTATATCTTATTCTTACCTTTTATTCGACCGACGGATAATTTATACCCCGGTAAGCTTTGAAAACTTATAGGTTATCCCGTATTGTGTTTCCGTTTCCCATATCCCCGACATTTTTAACATAAATAAATCCGAGTCCATTATTTCGACATTTTCGGAAAAAATTTTAATATTGCCGCATCTCAGCTGTTCAAATACTTTAAATTGTGGTATTTTATTATAAATATTATACCCTTTTAATATGTCTTCTTCTATTGTTTTAATTTGCTCGATTAATTCTTTGTGTAAATTAATATTAAAAAAACATTTATATTTTGTATAATATTTTTCAACTCGAATATCATTTAAATTCAATAATAAATTAATACCGTTTAATGTCATATGTGGGGTTGAATATATAATTCTTATAAAATATCCATCATTCATTATATTATTTTTTATCGGGTCACAGAAATAAACGTGATTTATATCAAATTGGCTCGGTAATTTTACTAGATGCATTATATAGTATATTATTATTTTGTTTTTAACCTTATTACATAACATAATAATTGTGCGCGTAAAATAGGATAAAGAATATTTGTTGTATAATAGTAGTAGTAATAATAGTAGTAGTAATAATAGTAATAATAGTAATAATAATGAAATTTTTTGAAACGCATTTTGACGAATATATCAATGCAAATAAAATAGCAAACTTACATCCAAAATTAGATAAAATATTCAAACGATTTCCAAAACAAATAAACGATCTTAAAAATTTAATATATTATGGTCCAAGTGGCGTAGGTAAATATACGCAAGTATTAAAATCAATTAAACAATATAGTCCATCTGAATTAAAATATGAAAAAAAAATAAGTATTACACATAATAAACAAACGTATTTTTTCAAAATTAGTGATATCCATTATGAAATAGACATATCGTTATTAGGATGCAACTCTAAATTATTGTGGCATGACATATACATACAACTTATTGATATTATTTCGACAAAGCCCGAAAAAACTGGAATAGTTTTATGTAAAAATTTTCATCATATTCATAGTGAATTATTGGAAAATTTTTATAGTTATATGCAACAAAATACATTATGTTCAGTAAATCTGAAATTTATTTTATTAACAGAAGAAATTAGTTTTATTCCTGATAATATTTTAAATTGTTGTGAAGTTATAAACATTCCGCGTCCAACAAAAGCAATGTATAATAAATGTTTATATCCAATTTGTATTACATCGCCGTTGGAAAATATAATCAATATTAAAAATGTGCGATCTAATATATGTGAATTAATTCACCAACCATATAAAATTATTTGTGATAAAATTGTTGAAGTTATGATAAATGTCGATGATCTTAAATTCTTGAAATTTCGTGATTTATTATACGATATATTTATTTATAATTTGAATATTAATGATTGTATATGGTATATTATTTCAACACTTACACATAAAAATAAATTGCACGAGAAAGATCTTGAAAAAGTCATGATAAAAACATATACATTTTTCCAGTATTATAATAATAATTATCGCCCCATTTACCATTTAGAAAACTATATTTTATATTTGATCTCTGTTATACATGAATTTTGAGGATGACGAAACCGTTTTATTTTTATGTTATGTTATTATATAATGAATTTGTTGTCAGGGCGGACAGAAAAATAAAAAAAATAGACGATCTAAATCATATAAAAACGTAAAAAATAAAAATAAAAGATCTAAAAAATATAAGAGCTTAAAAATAATAAAACAATAAAACTAATAAATGGATCTGCAAAAAGCATTGGAAATATTAGAGTATAATAATGATGCATCGGTGAATATTACATTACCATCTTTAAAAAAACAATATTATAAATTAGCATTACGAAATCATCCAGATAAAAATGGAAATACAATAGAATCTACCCAGAAATTCCAACAAATAAATGATGCTTATGATATTCTAAAGAGAGAAATTGGTAATTTAGAAGATAATGATGGTGGTAGTGGTAGTGATAGTGGCAGTGGCAGTGATAGTGATAACAATAATAATAATAATAATAATAATAAAACAGCAACATATATGTTTTCGTATATGGCAAGTCTATTTGTAGACGGGTTAATGAAAAATGAATATATATCATCTGTCATTAAAACTATACTAAGTAATGGATATTCGACTATTTCGAGAAAAGTATTTGATAGTTTGGACAAAGAAAGTGCGATATCGGTGTATAATTTTATGTTTAAATATAAAACGTTTTTACATATAGACGATGAATTGCTTGAACAAATAAAAACCATTATTCTTGAAAAATATAAAAATGTGCAAATCTATATTTTAAATCCGACATTAACCGATATTATCGAGAATAATATTTATAAATTGGAAATAGATGGTCAAACGTATTATGTTCCATTATGGCATAGTGAATTATATTTCGACGGTCCAAATGACAGTGAAATCATTGTTAAATGTATTCCCGATTTACCGGATAATATGAGTATTGATGAAAATAATAATTTATATATTATATTACCAGATATTTCATTTACTTTCTCTCTCTTGAAAGAAGAATGTATAGTTATTTTAATAGGTAAAAAGTCTATAAGTGTACCCATTTGTAAATTATTATGTAAGCCTGTTCAAACTTATATTTTTAAAGGTCAGGGTATTTCACAGATTATAGAAACAAATATATTGGATTTATATAACATTGAATCTTGCGGCGACATTATTATAAAATTGAGATTTGTTGAATAACACCAAATATTTTATCTATTATTATTATAAGAAAATGCCATTTATTGGAAAGTATAAAGATGCTATGAAAATATTATCTCAAATCGGAAAACAAGAATGTGTTGGGACATGTAAAACTACGTGGATACGGAATATAAAAAATGCACTAAAATCAAAAACAAATACTTTAGAATTGTCGGATAAAGAAAAAAAAACATTGACTAAAAAAATCAAAGATGTTTCTGGGAAAAAATCTAAGCAAACCACGCAAAAAAAATACAAAAATCGCATGTCTCCGCCATATAAAGCCAATGCATATTGCGGAAAAAATATGATGGGAAATGATGGCGAATGGTATACATCTACGCCAAATATAAATAATGTTTGTACATGGAGAAAAACAAAATAAAAAATAATATTATTTATTATTACTTTTTATTTATTACAAAGCAGGCAAAACAAGACAACAAAACAAGACAACAAAACAAGACAACAACAAAACTATTTATTTATTTTAAGCTTCTGCGCCTACAGCGACCTTCTTCTTAATAATCTTCTTGACTGCCTTCTTCGGCTCCTCCTTCAACTCTTCAATAGCTTCTGCCACTTGCACCTTGACTGCAAGTTGAACGGGTGTAGGAACGGGTGTAGGAACGGGTGTAGGAACGGGTGTAGGAACGGACTTTGCAGCAAATACCGTAATAGCAACCGGTTCCTCCTCCTCCTCTTCATCAGAGTCTTCCACTTCGACATCGACATTATTTCCACCCGTCTCCTCATCTCCTCCACCACTCTCAAACTCAACCGGCATCGATGTAGTGATCTTCAACTTCTCCTTTTCAGCGGGCTTCAACTTGATAAAACATCGTCCCGACAAAGATGCCTTTGGCTTTTGGACCATTGCCTGGATAAGCTTCCAGGTAATTCCAAACTTTCCATTAGCAAACCATAATCCCCCACACTGCATCAATACTGCAACATTGATTCCCTTTTGAATAAAATCCAATGGAGTTACACATGGATTAGCGGTATTTGGAAACATCTTATTATCATCCTCGTCATAAATCTCGCACTTCCAAACTCCCTCCCAAATAGGAAGCTTGACACGCAATACCGGGGTCTTTGACAAATCGGGCTCACCGGTAAGCTTATCGCGACTATACTTCAACATAGGTGTCCAAAGTGCCTCAACTACTTCGGAATTCTTATGAACCTTACCAAACCAATCCTTAGAATTAATCAATGCATCTTGCTTAATCTTATTCTCAAAATTTCTCATCGTGTTAAAGAACGCATCGGTCTCTTCCGACTTATATTCGGAACTAGGGAATTGCAACGACATTTCGTATTTTCCATTTCCCTTGCCCGTCTTCTCATCCACAAAATCACTTGCCCCCCATGTGAGCATAAGTGGGGTGGACATTCTCAGCCCAGAATTGGTGAGCTTATTCAAAATATTAACACTCTTTCCGCCAGACCCCCCTGCCTTAGGGGCGGAATAACGAATATTCTCAACATTAAACTGGGTTCCGTCAACAATAGTCTCTGCCATTTTTAGATTTATCTTCTTCTTACTTGCTACTTGGTTATGCTTTATTATATCAGTTATCTTTAAATCAATTTTTTTTAAAATAATATAATTATAAAATTTGGGCATGGATGATAATGGACGTGACCGTATGGGTGTCCAATTATTCAATTATTCAATTATTCAATTATCCGTTTCTTGATCCATATAATAATAGAAATAAAAACAACTCAAAAAGATTTTATATCGTATAATATATAATACACAAATCACATTATGAGTACGCCAAAATGTATTAAATTTGCAGAGTATATGAATTTAATACATGAAAAATGCAAAAAACAAATACCAAAAACATCGCGATCATTATCAAAACCAACTGATACTATCCCACATCCATCAATGAATAATTATAATTGTTTATTTGAAATAAATTATTCTGTAATTCAATTAAAAGAATTCGCAAAAAAATATAAAATTAAAATTGCCGGTACCAAGAACGAATTAACAATCAGGCTATATCTCCATTTAAAATTATCCACTGGAGTTATAAATATTCAAAAAATATTCAAAGGACGATTGGTTAGAACATGTACTAGATTACGTGGTCCGGCGCTATTACATAGACACCGGTGTACAAATGACACGGATTTTTTAAGTGGTGATAATTTAAAAGATTTGTCGGCATCCCAATTTTTTAGTTACACTGATGTAGATAATTTTATATACGGATTTGATATTATTTCATTATATAATTTATTTTTAAAATCTGATAGCCCCGCTGTGAAAAATCCGTATAATAGGAACGAAATTCCACAATTAGTAATTCAAAATATATTGAAATTAGTTCGAATAAGTAAAATATTGAAAATCGTGATTGAAATTAATATAACGAACGATTTGGTGAATATAACTCCTCAAAAATCAGTCGAATTGAGAACATTGGATTTGTTTCAGCATATTAATTCTTTAGGAAATTATAGCGACCATACATGGTTTTCGCTATTGCAGAGACCACAACTAATAAAGTTTTTAAGAGAATTAATTGATATTTGGAATTATCGCGCACAGCTATCCGAGGCAGTGAAACGCGCCATTTGTCCTCCTATAGGCGATCCATTTAGAATTATTAATATTGATTATATTATGCACGTAAATAATATTGATGTATTACGAAAAATTATATTAGATGTTTTGGAAAAAATGGTAAATAATGGTATAACCAATGACAATAAATCTTTGGGTGCATATTATATTTTAGGCGCATTAACATTGGTAAATCCGGTAGCCGCATTAGCTATTCCATGGTTATATCAATCTGTTTCATATCATTGATTATTCTGGAAAATTTTGTTTATTTTATTTAGGAAAAATTGAATATATTATTATTATTATTATGATGTATTACAACCACATATAATAATAATAATATATATTATGCGTTAAACAGCTTAAAAACATATTGTTTAGATAGTATATAATATGACAAGAACAAAAGCAACCAAGACTTCCTCCCCTGCCACCGAGACTCCTTCTTCATCCGTTCCTGCTTCATCTGCCCCCGACACCTCAGTTACGGCGACCTCAAGCGAAACCCCGGTGACCACCAAGGCTCCCAGAACCAAGAAGCCCAAGGCTTCCGTGACTGCGTCCGTAGAGACCCCAGTAGTGGTCGCTCCTACAACATCAGTTACAACATCAGTTACAACATCAGTTACCGAATCCAGCGAGGAGGTTGTCGCTGCCGCAGCAGACGCAGAGACCCCAATTGCCGAACAATCCATTGATTTTGTTGCCAAGTTGCAACAAGCGAGCCTTTTGATCTCCGCATTGAAGATCGAGTATCGTGCAATGGAGCGACGTTGGTCTCGCGAGCTTAAGGCCGCCCAAAAGCAATCTTCCCGAAGAAAGCGCAAGGCAGGCAACCGTGCGCCAAGTGGATTTGTTAAGCCCACACGCATCAGCGACGATCTTGCCTCTTTTCTTGGAAAGGAGAAGGGTACGGAGATGGCGCGAACTGCAGTGACTCATGATATTAACACGTATATCCGCGACAACAATCTCCAGAATCCTTCAAATGGTCGCATTATTAACCCCGACCAGAAGCTCAGCTCGTTGCTCAAGCTCAGTGGGGCCGAGGAGCTCACTTATTTCAACCTCCAGAGATACATGAGCCCCCATTTCGCCAAGTCTGTCAAGGCAGTTGTCGCCGCAGCGGCGGCCACCAGCTCGGTATAATTATTTATCCTCTAAAATAAAAACAATAAAAAATAAAATAAACCCATTACCCATTATTCACCTGTCGATTTTTTTATAAATTATATTTATAAAAAACTATTATTTTATTTCTTTTTCAGCTCCACTATATTTCAAATATTCATCCAAATTACACTTGTGTATCCGGTTTTGGAACAACAAGATATCTAATCCGCTTTATATCATCTAACACCCCAATAGGAATAAGCACCTTATCAGTTCTACAAAACGGACATTTAGCTATAATAATTTTTTCGCAATCAGGATATATTATTGTTTTACGTTTCGTTATTTCGGCTAAACAACCAAAACAAATATTATTATCTTTGCATGTTAAGCAAACAAATCTGTTACTAAAACATAATTGAATTGAAAATGCCAATTCAGCCCGGAGTGCTACGTATTCACCATATTGCATTCGCACCTTGTCTATTGTGGCGTGATATTCGTCCAATGTTATGTCAATGAAATTGTTATAACATACTCCACACTTTCTATCCATGGTATATTTTTGTTTTATTTCTTGTAAATGGTCATTTTGTATTCTACGTATCCGATCTACTTCCATAATTATTATGTGATTATTATTATGCGATTATTATTATGCGATTATAAGTAATAAATACAACATCAATTTTTTTTATTATTTGACGAGTATTGATGAAATACTTATTACCGCTTTACAAGATAAACCCATCTTCAATTAAAATGGGACGTAATAGGTCATTTAATATAGGACCATTTATAATATGTAACTGTTCTATTTGTGTATATTCTCCAGCCCGGTCATCTAAATTAAATTTATTACAAATATTTTGTAATAAATCAATATTATTCTCGTATTTATTTTCATGTAACCATTTATAAAAGTTGTTTGTATTATTATTATTATTAGAGTCGGTTCGAAATGTATTAAACATTTTTATCATATTATATAAATTATTGGCGGTTGCATTATAATCAGTGCCCGATATAACGGCGACTTCTCTGAATTCTTTTTGAGTCATCTTCAATATTTCTAGACACGCAGTAGTATCATATACCACAACATTATGATTAACCAAACTGAAATATCTTAATACGCGCGGACATCCATATACAAACATATCCATATCTTCACTTAAACACGCCCATACAATATTTTTTATGACCAGCATTGCACAAACTTCATCTGCTTCGCCCACTGCATCATAATAAGTGCAACCATATGCGATTATCAATTCTTTTACCGCTTTTATTTTATTGCGATTCATATAAACGCATTTTTTCTTCAATGCGTCCATTAGCGCGCATATATCTTTTGTATCCTCTAAAATATTGTTGTTTGGTGGTGGATTTTTTATCAGTTGATCTAATTTATAATATTCTGCTTCTGCATCCATTTTATCTTCTCTCCTTTTTTGTATTAGTTCTTTTTTTTCAGTAGGAGATTTCCCGTCGAAAATGAAGATGGGAATTATATTATACTGCCGAAATATGGCAATCATTAAATATATATTCTCGATTAAACAATCTTCGCTTTCATATTTATACATGTAAATACTAATATCCACTACTATTTTTTTCCCTGATAAGTTTTTCAATGAAGTACGATTAATTGCTTTTTTACAATTTGTTTTCAAGAACATATTCAAATTCCGAATTCCCATTTTTATTTTGTTTCGTGGTTTGCTGTTGTTTTGTTTTGTTTTGCTGGGTTGATTGTATTGGATTCAATTTTTTACATAATAATAATAATAAACAATATAGATAATTCGTGTTAATTATTATTATATTATTATGCAAACCCGCAGTCAATCTAAACGAAATAGTGATATTGTTATCAGTGACCATATTGTATTGGATATATTTGAAGTAAATATTGATTTTAATGATGCGAGTTTAGCATGGAGAGCAAATAAACGGTCGATGGGAGGTGGATGTTATAAGTATATAGGTAATAAAAAGCGTAAATGCCGAAACGAGACAGTTTCATATAAAATATGATACCGGTAGGCGTTGCGCGATCGCCGATTTAAACTTGTCGTAGAAGTAGCCAGCTCGCTCCGAAGTCGGGGGCACCATCTCAAATCTGCGCAGCATTACACGCCGCACACGTCTGCGGGTGCACATCTTTCTAATTCGAGCTTTAAGAAACGTTGTTTTCTAGTTTTAGCGAAGGCGTGGAAATAAGACCAACTTTTATTGCGTCTCTTTCTTTATCCGTTAGTACTGGCGCGGTTGCCGCAGGTGGCTGAAAGCTCAATGGACTAAATATACTATCAAACTTAGTATAACCCGAAGGGACTTTACTAAAAGTCGAAGGGAATAACGTATCAATTAACCTTAAAAACTCACTGTCGTTGTTACGTAGAATATTAGTTATCGAATCAAGTACCGTCTGTGTTGGGTCTATCGCATCATTAGATTTTAATTGAGAACATACTTTGTCTATATGGGCTAGTACGTCGCGATGTGTGCGCGTTATCTTATCTATGTGATCTTGCATTATATCATATCCAGACGAAGGGGTATCAAGTGATTCCATATACTTTTTTTCAACCGCTTTTTTTATCGCTTTTTTTATCTGCATGTCACTGCGGTTGTCACTGCCGCTGTCACTGTCATACCGTTTTTTATACCAATTATGTACCATTCGAATCTTTTCACTAATGTCAGTTTGACATTTATGAATTTCGGCGTGTATTTCCTCGGGATAATACCCTCTACAAAATGGACAGGTAATATCTTCAAGAATTTTAAATTTTAAAACGCCATATGGATTTTTTTGTTGCGAAGTTTTATACAGGCATCCTTTACACATACCATTAGCGCATTTAGGATTGATGCATTTTTTAATATCTGATTGTACGTGTGAGATGTCACATATCCCGCATTTAAATGATTCTTTAATTTCCTCCCATAAGCCGAGTGTATCATTATATCGTTTGGTTATAACTTCTTTCATGTTTTTACAAATTTCATCCTTTTTTTTTAAAAATTCCTCTTCTGCTTTAGCTGCTTCCTCTTCGGTTTCAAACTTCCACACCCGTGGAGGAGGAGGGCGGCGTGGTGTGAAATGACTGTCTGGTGATGCCTCATCCCCACTATTGTCGTCCCACTCTGGAAAAAAACCACTACGCTTACGCTTCACACCCCCTTTTTGTGTTCTATTTTTATAATTATATCTAAACTTTAATTTCATATTTTTACTTTTTATTCGATAACTCTTTTCTCTTTTATTCTTTTTTGTGCGTTTATTCCTAAAAGCATTACGACAAGTCATTATTTTTATATATATATATATATATATATATATATATATATAGAAAATTACACTAGTCGTTCGATGGGAGGTGGATGTTATAAGTATATAGGTAATAAAAAGTGTAAATGCCGAAACAAGTCGAGTCCTTTTGACGAATATGGAATTGTAACTGTATTTGATCAACTACCACTATCTTGCATTGTAAAATAAAAATTGAATTTAAAATACGTTTATTAATGTTACGATAAAACACCAAACATACCAAAATCATGCCACCAACTATTGAAGCCATCGTCAAAAAACGTGTGAAAAATGCCGATCGAAAGGCAAAAAAAAGAGAATTAGAACGTAACTGCCAAACTATCGAAGAATACATCATAAAAAAAGAAAAACGTATTGCATTACAATGCCTTACAAAATCTCTACGCAAATACCAACAAACCGTAGAACAAACCTGGAAAACAAAATCAAACGAAGAATATCAACGATTAGAACGATTAAAAAAACATAAATTACCGATGGATTGTGTCAATATCATAATAGAATTTATAAATCCTAATATGATGTATTTATTATTTAAAATGACAGCGCAAATGAAGCAAATGCTACTTACTATACATTATACAAATTGTATTACCGTTTTAGAAAATGTAGATAATACTAGATTATTTGATAATTTACTACACGACAAAGGTTCTTTGGTTTTTTTAGAAAAATATAGTCGCGCCTATATGTTATCGCATTATCCAATAAATAATCCATTACATAGAATACCTATGCATTTATATATTATATTAAATGAATATAGATGTCGTATAAAAGGCAAAGTTATACCTACGCTTTACTTTTCTAAATTTAGCGATATGTATTATTGGTTAATAACACCGGGGGCTGAACATGTATATATTTCCAAAGTCTTGCGCGAAGATGGTAGCATTATTATAAAACGCGAAATTTTCGATCATTTACATAAAACTATCGCGGGATTAACACAATATTCCGCATCGAATGAATTTCACGATTATTTAAAGATTTTGAACGGAATTATGAACTTACAATCAAAAAAATTGATAAAATAATATATTTATTATGTATTGCATATACACATTTACCATGACTACTTTTACTCATATCAAATTCAATGAAAATGGCGATATTATTGAGAACAAATTATGGAATGAACGGCACAGTTTCACATATTTTATGATATATATATATATATAGAAAATTACACTAGTCGTGGAGAATTTATAAGGATTTTGGAACAGCTAACCAAGTTCAACGACGGACATGCGCATATTTTCCATAATATATTTTTTTTCATTTATAGATTTAGACGCACGTTGTTTTTTATGTTTATGAAATTTGTCTTCCATAAATGCCACAGATTCTAACATTGATTTTGAGTTATAATTTTGTTCAATAAACTTACAAAATTCCATTAGTTTTGGTTCCGATTTTTTAAATTGTAATAATGTTAAATTGTGGGTTTCACACCATACCAAAAACCCTTGATAATTATTTAATAAAATCAACGATAATACATAATATGATAATACATTTGTATCTTCTTTATATAGTGTATCTCTACTAGTCGATTCAGAATATAAATCGGAATATGATAACCCCATAAAATCCAATGTTTTTACCATTTGGAAAAAACTGTACGCAATTTCAAAATTAATTAAGAATTCGGCATTATTTAAAAAAATGTGTTCATTATTATGCCCTATTGCAGTACAATCATTCATAAAATAACTACAAAATGCAATATTCATGATTTTTGCCCAGAATTCAGTATACGCTTCGAATAAATTAACTTCTGATTTTACTGGAAATATAGATAAGATTTTCGCATGACATTTTTCCATATTCATATCAGAAAAATCCAGTGCAAAATTATGGAAGGTTTCATGCAATAATACTTTAAACCATTCTTCATTACGAAATACAACGATTTCAGATACAGTAGGGCACGTTGTAGTAAATGCGGTATTTACATGTGTCGAGGTTAAAATACTTATATTGTTATCTGGTAACTGTTTTGTCAATGAAGTTAAATAAATGTATAAGGTCAGTGTTTTAGAACATGCTTTAGATGAACTGTATCGCGTATATTCATGAACAATGGTTAACCAAATCAGGATTTTCCGGATATGTTCATTATATATTGAAATATTATCCGGTGTAATGGATTTTTCATCTATCATATGAATTGTTATCTTTCTTTCCAAGAGAGAAAAAGTATATGATAATGTAAATGTTGAATTATCCTCTATATGTTTTTTTACTCCTACCGGAAATGTCGAATCATTAAACATTTGGGGTTTAGGAATATGGGTTACATTATTAATTTTTATTATTTGAGGATTATAAAATGGCGTTCCCGTTTCCTCTTCCTCTTTTTGAACCTTTTGGATATATTCGTCAGCCTGCAATAAATCGGCATATAAGATTTTAAGTGTGTGTTTGGTATTTTTTGTTTGCGGTTTATGTGTGATTAATTTTTTCTCTAGTAGAAATGACATTAATACTTTACTAGATTCGGTTAATCGCAGCATTTTTATATTTGTATATAATATAACATTAAATTATAATGGAAGTAACAAATATTATTATTATTGTACTACTTATTTTGTTAATTGTTGCGCTCGTTGGACATGTTATAGTTGTAAGCACGAATCCTGTTCCTGTTCCTATTCCTGTTCCTAATCCTGCACCCGTCCCTAATCCTGTAATGGTCGGTGGGTGTGCAGGGACACGATACGGATGTTGTCCATACAGTTCAATAGCTAAATTAAATGCAATTGGATCAAATTGCCCAATTCACCAATAATTTTTACAATAAATAAAAAATAAATAATATAGATATTTCTGTAGTATTATTACCAATGTCAGTACCAATGTCAGTACCAATGTCAGTACCAATGTCAGTACAAGTGATAATGTATTATGACGAGTATGAACGGAAATACGGAGATGGATTTTATCCACAAATTGATAATTTTACAGAAACAATGGATTCATGGACTAAAATAACATTCAATAAAATAACATTCCATAATAAAAAAGTATGGTTTCAAATGAACGATGGATGTATCAATGGTCTTGACGGAGATTGTGGTACCAAGTTGTTATATTATTTGAATATGCACAGTAATAGCAATATAGATTTTGATTATCCTGTATCTATTTATGGCAGTAATGGATTACAACTTTATCCAAAAAAATAATATAAATATATTTTACAAATATATTTATGTCCAATGAATCAGAATCAGAAACCGAATTGATTAAGATAATGACGCATCTTATCAACGATGCTGATCCTAAACCCGATCCTGAATTTGAGTATTGTTGCGACAGTCCAGTTATCGTAATATTAGAACCGGCGGTTATTGTTCCGCCAATTAATTTCATAGTTTTACTTGAAAATATCATAAAATATGAAATTATCAAATCAGATTATACAAATCTAGATGAATTAGCAATTGAATATATTTCATCGATAATAAAAAATAATCCCGACTATTTAGTTTCAATAGAACAGTTATTTACGGATATTGTTGTAAATGATGCCATATGTATATCTAAAATCCCAAATATGATTTCATTATTGGTGCAATTATATACGATATTGTGTCCGTTCAAAAACGGATATCGGGTTGGAGAATTATGCGGTCCTATCTTGAAATTTATATTTAGTGTTATAATTCAAGAAAAAATCGTATGTGTATCCAATGAATCGGAATTATTACTGTTTTTATATTCCTTGGTAGATTCATGTGTTGGTCTGATAATGATAGAACATAATAATAAGAAAATGGGGAAAACGGGGAAACGGGAAAAATGGGGGAAATGGAGAAATTTGTTTGGATTTGGTTGTTTATCAAATCGCCATTTTTAGCGGCGCATATTGTTCTCTAATCATCATTAAATCTTCCATTAATTCTGGTTCTTTACATTTTTTACAATGCAATAATTTCGCGTTTTTTGTTTCTATCAAAAGCCGTTTTAAATCCTCATTTTGCGAAAATTTTGCAAATTGAGCATCAAATAATTCCTTTTTCGCTCGTTTTCCGTAAAATTCAGGATCTATGATAACTTCTTTTGGTCTAACAAGTTCTCCTTTATATTTTCCCGTTTTTGATGCTGCCGCCTTTGCTCGTTCAGGATCTTTTGATAATTCTGTTCCCGATTCCAATGAGAAGGATAAATAAAATTCCGGATTATCTTGTTTAAATTTACTCGCCTGATAATAATGTTCAACGCTCCCCCATCGATGTCCGTCCAATGTAAATGGATTACCTATCCACGCAACATCCAATTTTCTTCGCCATTCTGGAATCGCGGCCAACGCCGCAAAATCTTTCACCAATTCAGGTGGTTGGATTTTTTCACCGGCATTTGTGTTTCTGCCTGGTAAAAATTTAGACGACGATCCATCATAAAATACAAATACGATATTATCATCATATAATCCTTTAATTTTAGAATCCGATAATTCTTCGAATTTATCTAGAACCGGAGCAACACCTCGTTCTGCTTCTTTAAAACTAATAAATTCAGGAATTAATGCAAATATACCCGCATTGGATTGCATACATTTATCCGTCACCAATTCTTTAATACCATAGGGTAATTCCGGAAATGTAAATATTTGTTTCTTTTTATATCCAATTAATTTATAATGTATACCAGTATAATCCAATATGATATAATATTCGGGTCTAAACTCTCCCCGCGCCTCGATAATCACATCATTTGCCTGCCCGCATTGCATTACATTTCGTATATCATTTTGCATATACGATTCACTTGATAATACTATAAATTTAATATTTAATATTCGTTCCAACGTTGAAATTGCCCAAGTTTCCGCCCAAAAATCACATGTTTTAATTTTGGCTTTAAATTGATCTAATGTAACAATATCTTTCATAAATCTATATTCTTTAAGCATATGTTCAGATACCTTTTTTTCAGTTGTGATTCGATCATGTTCCATTGTTATTTTTTTCGCAGAATCAGATAATTGTTTTTTAGCGTTTCTGTCCAATGTATTTTTATATAATTCTTGGTATTTAGTATGTTCAATTTTCAACAATTTTAAATTTTCTGTATCTTTTATAATTGACGTTTTTATTGTATCATATTGTTCTTTATATCCAAAAAATATTTGTTCAGTTGCTTCATTTGCCACTTTATTTCTTATTTTTGGAACTGTTGTTTGTTGTCCAATTTGAGCAAATGCATCTCTAATAGTCGCAAATAAACAATCTCCGTTTCCTTCATTATCTATAATATAATAATGCGGATTTTCCATGAAATGTTCAATCCAGGTTTCATTTTTTTTTGGTTTATATTTAGCTTTAATATCCTTTGCCATTATTTTGGTTTCTTTAATCAAATTTTCTGGAATAGGAATCCCTTGAACCGGTGAAAATATATCTTTACGCAGTGCTGGTATTTCTATTTCTTCAACTGGTTTAAATTTTGGTTGTATTTCTTTTTCCTCTTCTTCTTCATCTCCATCCTCTTCTTCTTTTGCTTCTTCTTTTTCTTTTGCTTCTTCTTTTTCTTCTTCTTTTGCTTCTTCTTCTTTTTCGGGGACCAATCTTAAATTTTCCAACATTTTTTTAGTAACAAATACATAAATCAACGGATCGTCTAATTTATCAACATCCAATTCATCATCTATCATATAATTTGTTAAATTGCTCGATAATATTTCATACACACCAATTTGAACAACTTTATTATTTGTTTTTACTAAATATATTGGAAAAAAGGTAATATTTTTATCTTCGTAGATATTTAGAGAATTGCCTATTGCAATTATAATATCTACTCCTTTCACTTCAATTTCATATAAATTCGCATCCTTTTTCAAATCGTTTGGATATACACTTCTTAGTTCGGGATAACTTATACTTTTTGTTTTATCTATTTTTGATAATACCATTTATTACTAATAATAATAATAATACATATAATATTTATTATGTATTCACAATAAATATTATATTGTTATATAATAATGTACACAACTCGGCGTAAAACTACGACCAATGTGGTCAAGTCAAGACGCGAGGTCAAGCCAAGACGCGAGGTCAAGCCAAGACGCGAGGTCGAGACAGCAAGCGGGACAGCAAGCGGGACAGCAAACAAGACAGCAAGCGGGACAGCAGACAAGACAGCAATGCGTATAGAAAAACTTAGGGAAATTAGGGTACTTCCACTATATATTGAATCCCTCATAAATAATGATGATAAGTATAATCAGGTGATACAAATGTACGAGGGCCTAATGCTATATGTAAGTGATTCTGAGGTTGATTTTGAAATATACGCACGTGAACCTATAATTCGCAGGATAATAGCAGAGCAAATTGACGAATTCCTCAAGTCTGGTGGAGGAGACATCAAGAGTTACAATGATAAGGCACTGGAATTAATTCAACAAGAACAGGGTATCCGCTCCAAACCAAAACCCGCAGGCTGGTTTGGTTTCGGTCGCCGCAATACTAATAAAAAGCGTCGATCTCACAAAACCCACAAAAAAAGGCACAGATCAGTCCGTCGATCAGTCCGTCGATAATATTACCATATTACAAATTTTTTCATCATTTATCATTTTTCAATAAATAACTATTATATTGGTATATAATATCAATGCCTAAAAGTAAGAGTAGTAAGAGTAAGAGTAGTAAGAGTAAGAGACATGCAAAATTACCTGAACTTTGTAAGAGACATGAAACAGTATATAAACCTTGTATGTTCAATGACAAAGATGAGGAGAACCCATCAATAATATTTGACCCAGTATCATTTGCACACATAACCGACACCCCGTTTGAGACACCAGATGGCTGGTGTTACGATAAAGCTGTTCTTAAGGAATACTTTTTGAGCGCACTCAAAGGGTCTCCTGGACACAGTCGAAAGCGTATTGACGATCCGAACGTGCATTCATTACAATTCCCGACGGGTAGTCGAGGAAAAGTTACAGTACAACATTTGGCCGATATAGGAATAAACTATAAAAATGTTATTGCGGAGGTTGCTGCTGCTGATGCTGCTGCTATTGGGTCTGCTGGGGATGAATGGGATGAGGGTGATTGGGCTGCTTTTATGCATTCGATTAATGACAATGATGCTGATGCTGATTTGGCTAATTTGGCTGTCGAGTTTAATGATCGGAGTGATGATTGGGGCGGGAGTGATCCTGATCATCCCTGGTATGGATGGAATCGCGAGGATAAGATGAATTATAAAAAATTACTCAGCATTGGTGTATCTGCCGGCAACAGCCGTGTCGCGCGAAATCGACGCAAATATAATGCAATAATTAAACTATATGCCGACATGCTTGACATTGCGCGTGAACGCAGACGCGACCAATATAATGAACCCCCGCTTACTGATGATGATATCTTGCGTATGTATCCTGCAATTAAAGATATAGCAGCGAAAGAAATTAACAAATTTATAGAGGATGACTGGACAGAGTGGTACGGGAATACTCATTTTCATGAACCAAAAGAACGCCTGTTGAATGCAGCTTTGAATAGCGCACGTATACAAATTAATGGTACAATAAACCGAACCTGGTCCGAATGGCTTGGTCGCGGTCGCCGCAATACTAATAAAAATCGCCGAACTCACAAAACCCACAAAAAAGGGCACAAATCAGTCCGCCGATCAGTCCGTAGATCAGTCCGCCGATAATATTACCATATTACAAATTTTTTCATCATTTTATCATTTTTCAATTCGTTCAAATAATACCACATTTCTTTTCGTTTAATAACTATGGCTAGATGTTCATCGTTATTTTCAAACAAAATAACTTGTTCAATAACTTCTTGTTTTTTCAATTTATTGATATTAATTTTATAATATTCGCATATTAATGATAATTGTTTCAAATTAAAATTCGAGTCATAGTTTTTCATTTGCGCAAATATCGTATCATTTGAGTACCATTGATTTGTTTGTTGTGTTTCAAACTCTTGTAGGAAACTATACATATCTACTTGTCCATCACCACAATTCACATTTTCTTCCAATAAAAATTTAATATTCATTTGTACTTTACTATTATTTATAAGCATTGTTTATATCCATTGCAAAACATAATATAATTTATGCCCACAATAATCTCTATGCTACTACATCGCGTAAATCCATATATTTAAATATTGCCTTGTTTGATAAGCTCGGCAGTGTTTTTGCTTTTGTTTGTGCGAGCATCGTAATGACCTCAACAAATCCATTCCCTTCTATTTTCAATTCACATTTCTTAAATAATTCCGGATGGTACAGAATCGCGACATTTTCAGTCATTTCATCCACTTCTGTTTTTTTATTTTCCTGTTTACTAAAAACGACGATTTGATTCAACAGACTAAACGTTATATCGAATAATTTAGTTGGAGCAATTATTTTATTAATGGTTAAATTTACAATAAATAGTCCCAATGCCTTTCTTTTTTCGTTATCCTTATTAATTCTGCAAAATTTATCGTATTCTTTATCTGCATCAGCGGTTTCAATAACATCGAATAATGTTAAAAACGATTGTAAATTTAGTTCGAAAATATCTTTCATTTGTGTGAAATGTGCGATTAAATTTGAATACACATCTGCGTACAATTTTGAATAGAACCGGTTATTTGATGCAATATCAAAAATAGCTAAACTAATTTGTGTCATATCATCTGTCATATTATTTGGATCGTTTACAACTTGTTTTAGTATATCCATAATTTTCCTAAACTGATCTTCATAATTCTTATCCGTCAATTTATTTAAGGCAGATCGAGTTTGATCAATGTGTAAATTGATCCCTTTCTTCTGTATTACTGGCGTAATTTGGAAACTACGCATAGTCTCCCAATCGCCATTTCCAGTCATTTCGGTTACTCTATTGTTCCTCTTTTTACGTCTATCATTTCCACCATATCCATCATCAGTCGACGAGGTCAAATCAATTGTTTTTTTATGAAAATCCGGAGTTTTTATATATGCAGGTGAACCTACTTGTTGTGCCAATTCAGTAATTATATTTATTGTTTCTTCGGGCAATTTAATATCAAACCCATTAAATATAATATCATTAAAATCTTTCAACGAATATTTCATTGCCGTCGTCATTGGATAATTGGTGGATATAATTATATATTATCAGTTTCATTTATATCAATTTTTTTAATAATAATATAATATTCGTGTATTATACATGAACGAAAAGAAAATATGCGTGCTTAAAAATAAAAAGCAAACCTGCAAGTGTACCAAAAATAGGAAACGGGTTAATTGTAAGACGTTAAAATTAATACCTAAAATGCCTAAATTAAAATTTCCGGCATTTTTAAATTTTTTACAACCATCTACGCGCAGCAATAAAAAGGGTTCATATCATCATGTTGGTGGAAGTAAACGTAAACGTGGTAAAAAAGGGGGCATTTTTGGCAACGGTTTCTTTTTTTCGGCTGCATGTAAAAAGAGGGGAAAAACAATAAAATGTAATAATATGGTTGGATGGTAATTGATTATTGGTAATTGATTATTGGTAACGGTAATATATAATAACCAAAACAAACTTAAACATATTATTAATAATATAGTAATAATGGCAGACATCAAAGAGAAGACACCGGACCCAGAATATAAGGATGAAATTAATAATTGGGATGAACTTAATATTGATCAGAATTTATTGCGTGGAATTTATGCAAACGGGTTTGAAAAGCCGAGCCCGATTCAGCGCCGCGCAATCAAGCCTATTATTGACGGACGCGATATAATTGCACAAGCGCAATCGGGTACCGGAAAAACCGCCACATTTTCTATCGGCGCATTATCGCGTATTAATTTAGACGAACCAACCGTACAAGTATTAATATTGTCGCCTACTCACGAATTAAGTGGACAAACCGGCACGGTTATAAGTGGAATTGGTGGAATGATGCCCGGCCTTAAAATTAAAAATCTTATTGGCGGTTCATCGGTAGAAGAAGATTCACGATCATTGAAAGAGTCGCCTCCACATATCATTACGGGATGTACCGGTAGAGTATATGATATGTTGCGTAGACGAAATATTAACCCACAAACAATTAAGCTTATTATTCTCGATGAAGCAGATGAAATGTTGTCTAATGGATTTAAGGATCAAGTCTATGATATTTTTCAGTTTTTAAGATTAGATGTTCAAGTTGCGCTGTTTAGTGCAACATTGCCTGACTATATTAGACAAGTTACCAGTAAAATTATGCGCAATCCGGTTGTAATCTCAGTAAAGACTGAACAATTGACATTGGAAGGAATATCGCAATATTTTGTCGCAGTTGAGAATGATGGACATAAATATGATACGTTGAAGGATTTGTATAAATCGTTTTCATTATCGCAATGTATTATTTATTGTAATAGCGTGAAGCGTGTTGTGGATTTATACGAGGCGATGATAGAAGATGGATTCCCTGTATGCTGTATGCACAGTAATATGAATAAGGTGGATCGAAATAAGGCGTTTATGGATTTTAAGGCAGGACAATTTCGTGTATTGATTTCATCCAACGTTACGTCCCGAGGCATTGATATTCAACAAATAGATACCGTTATAAATTTCGATATTCCTAAGGACGTTCACAATTATCTTCATCGTATTGGACGCAGTGGACGATGGGGTCGTAAGGGTCGCGGCATTAATTTAATTACTCGACGGGATATTATTAAGCTTAAGGAAATCGAAGCGTACTATTCCACGCAAATTGTTGAATTACCGGCGTAATTTATCGCGTTAAAATATATAATAAATATTGTATTTATTATACATATAATCTAATCTAGATGAATAAATTGTTTGATATGTGTACAAATGCCACTAATAATAATACCAGTAAAAGCACCATATCCAATATAGAAAAGATAAATTCGTTTTTTAAATTACCGATTTCATATAATAATGATAAAATGGAGCTGAGTGCAAATATCGTGGAAGATTTAGAATTAATACGATTATCTGGTGCCGGTACCAATGTCGGTACCAATGTCGGTACCAATGTCGGCACTAATGTCAGTACCAATGTCGGTACCAATGTCAGTACCAATGTTGGCACTAATGTCGGTACCAATACAAACGATTCAAAACCTCTTTATAAATACGCATTTCAACCCAAAACAATTTTCGGGAATAAGATTACCGAACAATTTGCGCAATATTATACGACAGACGTACATTTTTTAAAAGATAGTCAAAAATTATTAAAAAACTACACCTCTGTTCCAATTCAACCATTTATCCCGGATTATAATAATATTATTCGTATCTGGGATGAAATCAAGAATGATAATGGATTTAAAGAAAAATATCATTATATCGATTGGCCAATGTGGGAATATTTAAATAATTCCGACGTATTTTTGCAGTTGATGAGTATGTATAATCTGGCATCCCCCGTATTGTCTTTATTTGTTCCGGTTGTAATACTTATTATGCCCTTTTTCATTATTAAAATGAAAGGACTTGCTATTACAATGTCGGAATATAGTGAAGTACTTAAATCTGTTGCTGCCAATCATGCAATAGGTAAAGTATTCACGAAATTTAATAGTGTAAATACAAGTGAAAAAATATATTTATTATTATCTGCTGGATTTTATATTTTTTCCATTTATCAGAATATACTTACATGTATTCGATTTAATACAAATATGATTAAGATTCATGCACATTTAAGTGATATTAAGAATTATATCGGTCACACTATTGCAAATATGCGAAATTTATTGGGATATAGTGATAATTTGAATACGTATTCCGAATTCAATATGGCGGCATTGACCAAACTAAATACGTTATCTGCATTCAAAGATAGATTGGATATTATTATACCTTATAAATTGTCCCCTGCCAAAATTAGTGGATTGGGGCATGTATTAAAATGCTTTTATGAACTATATGATAGTAAAGCATGCGAAGAATGTATGATGTATTCATTTGGATTTAATGGATATATTGATAACATTGAAGGATTTATTGATCATATGAATAATAAACGTATTAATTGCGCAAAATTTATAGCATCATCTTCCTCCTCTAAAAAATGCAGAAATACGGTATTTAAGAAATCATATTATCCCGCACTTATTAATGGTAATCCGGTTAAAAATACATGTAAATTGAAAAAGAATATGATTATTACCGGTCCTAATGCTTCTGGGAAAACAACGATATTAAAAACCACATTAATTAATGTTATTATTACACAGCAAATGGGATGTGGATTTTATGATACTGGGTCAACTATTTCGCCGTATAAATATATCCATTGTTATTTGAATATTCCGGATACGTCGGGGCGCGATTCGTTATTTCAAGCGGAATCACGACGATGTAAAGAAATATTGGATATTATTAAGGATAATAATAAAGATACTCATTTTTGTGTATTTGATGAATTGTATTCGGGAACAAATCCCGAAGAAGCGATTATGAGTGCAAGTGCATTTATGGCTTATTTGGTCAAGAATGATAAGATAACATGTATTTTAACTACTCATTTTAATAAATTATGCGAGCATTTAGAGAAAAATGCGCGGGTCAAGAATTTTCATATGGACTGCGTAGTGGACTGCGAAGTGGACTGCGAAGTGGACTGCGTAGTGGACTGCGAAGTGGACTGCGTAGTGGACTGCGAAGTGGACTGTGACACAAAGGCCAGTGCAAATGACGGTAATAACAATAATAATTTTACATATACTTATAAATTGAAAGAAGGGATTTCAAATGTTCATGGCGGAATTAAAATATTGAGGGATATGAATTATCCGCAAGAAATTATCGATAATGCAAACGCGCTAAGACGCGATGATTATACACAATAATCAATTGGTTATACGTTATACTTAAAATATAATTATATTTGTCTTTTGTAATATGACGACATTATCCAATTTATTTACGCCTTCAACTATTATTTGTTTAGGAATAACTCTTCTTCTTGTTGGATTACTCGGGATGTATTTTATGGGAAAATTTATTACTCAAGATCATAAAATATCATCGATGTTTGGTCTAGTTTCATCCATGGCGGAAGAAATGCATTTCATGCGAGAAAAGATTCAAACGGTTAAATTTGGCGGATCTGCCGGAACCCCATCTAATATAATAAACACTTCGTTTCCGTTTGTGCAAGAAAAAAATGAAGAAATTGTCGCATCGTCAAATAACGAGTTGATTTCTGTTTCCGATGACGATGATGATGAGGATGATGATGACAGTGTCAGTTCTGAGGACAGTTCCAATGTCGGTTCCAATGTCGGTTCCAATGTCGGTTCCAGTAAAATAGATATTGATGAAGGTGTCAATGATTCGCCCTCGAATATTAAAATAATTAATATTGGCGAAACATTTATTACACAAAATAATGGCAATGATGTTAATGATGTCGAAGAATTGAATGATTCGGTTTTGAGTTCAGATTCTAGCGATAATGATGACGACGACGATTTAGATAATGATGGTGCTGAAATTCACGAGATCGAGTTATCAAATAGCGATGAATTATTAATTAATCGAGATATGTTGAAAACTATTAATATTAATATTGCAGCACAACAATCGAGTGATGTTGATAATCGCAGCACTAACAATAATAATAATAATAGTACAAGTACAAGTACCATAGATTATAAAAAGATGGCGGTGAATCAATTAAGAACTATTGCGATTGAAAAAGGATTAATCTCACAAAATTCGAATAAACTTAAGAAGGAAGATCTTTTGAAATTGTTGGTGTAATTTGTAATTGTAATTTAGTATAAAAAATATATCATATAATATTTTATCTAATAAGATATTATAATCATGGCAAATTGGGGTACGTGTTATAGTGGTTCTAATAATATTCATTTTAATTTCCCACCGATCATGGCAGATGGTCGAAATTATGCAACATGGCAGCCTGAAGCCGTAGTGAATAAACGTATCCAACAACAAGAAAATATTCATACTAATTGGCAATATAGACAGTATATGACAAATAACGGAATCCAGATTATGAAATATAATAATGCCGAAGCATGTTACGATTTAGGATTAAGTCCTCATACTTTAACCAATAATACTCCTGCTTCAAATGTTCCTTATTTGTTTAAGAATTCTTATGATACCAATAGTCCAGGATACGGATACCAAACGAGCAATCTTAAGACTGAATATTTGTCTAGAGAACAATTACATGCAAGAATGATCTCGCCAAGTATTTCAGTTACTACTTATACACCAGCATCATCTAAATAAACGCAATCTTTTTGTTTTTCTCGATTTTTTTGTTTTTCTCGATCTTTTTGTTTTTCTCGATCTTTTTGTTTTTCCAAGTCTAGATTTTTTACCACCGCTTTGATAACATCCTGCAAAACCATATGATTTATTTGTCGTCGGATCTATTACAGGAATACACTTCTCATATGCAGTTTCAAATAATTCGCGTTGCTCTTTTAGCCGAGTTATTTGTTCAATATCACGACTATTTAATTCGCGCTCATCAATATCAGGGGTTTCGCCAAACAATTCGCCAGATAAATTCGAATTATATATGATTTGTCCATGTTTATTTAATGGCAATACATTTAATCTCTCACCCCAAGATGCCCAAGATTTTGGGATATACCTACTAATATCTGTACTAAATATATTTATCGGCAATTCGTTGATGTCTTTATCATATAATGGTCTATACTTATTTGGTTGAGTTTTATGGATGCCGTATCGGCTATCATGTATGACGGCTACATTATCTACCCCATCTATTACCTGAACTAATTCATTATTGGAATTTTTGAAAAATACTGGAATATATAGTGCACCCTCAGTCGTAATACTTTGTCCATCACTGGTAAAACGATATTGTGTTATACCATTAATTTTACGTATATTTGGCATTTGTAATGTTAATTGTTTACTGGACATTTCATTGCGCGATGATGCGTGAGACGGTTCATAAGTCGGTTGTTCATAAGTGGTTCGTGTCCGTTTAAGAGGGTAATGGTCTGTCATCATATATTATATTTAGAAAATATCTGTATAAATATAATTTAAGCAAAATAAACAATACAACTATGAAAATATTAAGTATTGATGTGGGTATTAAAAATCTCGCCTATTGTTTATTTGAAATTGATTATGAGCAACAACCAAAAATTGTAAAATGGAATTCAATTGATTTGACGCAAACTGATCAAAATCAAGAACCAATATATTGCCAGGAAATAAAAATAGGCAAAATAGGCAAAACAAGCAAAACAAGCAAATCAACTAAAGAGAAATGTTGTAAATTGGCTAAATATATATTTTGTAGTAAATATTATTGTGTGGTTCATGCAAAAAAAACAGACCATATCATTCCATCCAATAAAACAACCGTTACCGCAATAAATAAATTAAAAGTACAAATGCTACACGATTTAGCATTGAAATATAACTTGGAATATTCAAAAACAACTATTAAGAAACCGGAATTAGTGGCATTATTAAATGAATTCATTAAACAAAACAGTTTTTCGACCACACTGTCATCTACAACGCCAATTAACGCATCTAAATTGGATTTAGTTACTATTGGACGAAATATCCAAATAAAATTCAATGAAATGCTACAGGATATTGATATATCGACAATCAGTACAGTTATTATTGAAAATCAAATTAGTCCTATTGCAAATAGAATGAAAACTATACAAGGAATGATCGCACAATATTTTATCATGACAAATAATAATATTAAAATCGATTTTGTTTCTGCTGCCAATAAATTGAAAACGGGTACTGGGGCTGGTTCCGGTGGTACTGGTTCCGGTACTGGTTCCGGTACTGGTTCCGTTAATATTACCGTAACATCATATAAAAATCGCAAAAAAGCGGGAATTCAATTATGCTTAGAACATATTATTCATGATTTACATTGGCATACCTTTTTCATGGCACATAATAAAAAGGATGATCTAGCAGATTCATTTTTACAAGGAATATGGTACATCAATAATAAAATCACGGTATCATAATATAATTTTAATTCGTACAACTTAAACATAATTATTCTATTTAAGTTATAACAATAGTAATGGATCATGAAATTATTGATATTTCAAGTATACAATTAAATGACGGACCACAATTAAAATCATCTAATTTTGGCGGAGGAATTGAACTTCTTATGAATGATAGAAAGGCGGGTGGTGGCAGTAGCGGTAGCAGTAGCGGTGGTATGTCTAGCGATATTAATTTGGATGATTTGACTAATCTAGAAAATGAATTGAATGATTTAGTGGATACAACTAGTCGATCAACTTACGATTCGAAATCAGATATGTTTACCAAGAAATTGTCATTTGATACTAATCCTAGTACTAGCAATAACGTGAGATTCGATGATGGACCATCGATAAATTTAGGACAAGCTACTGCCGAAAATGGAGGAGAAGGTCAAACATCATGGGATGGATACGGTAAATTCAATAATATTCCATTAAATCCGGATAAAGCCGTTCCGTCTCAACCCCAAATGAGCAAAGAAGAATTATTAAGAGAAAAATTCAAGTTTTTGCGAAAGTTGGAGTCGCTTGAAAGTAAAGGCGTGAATCTAACCAAAAAGTATTCCATGGAATCGCCACTTGCAGAAATGCAAGGGGAATATGAAATGATTATGGAAGAAAAGGCAAAACAGAATTCCGTGAAATTTCAAGGAAATATGCTTATGGCAGCAATTAACGCTCTTGAATTCTTGAATAACCGATTTGATCCATTCGATATTAAAATCGATGGATGGAGCGAACAAGTAGGTGAAAATATGACGGATTATGATGATGTTTTTGCCGAATTGCATGATAAGTATAAGAGCAAAGCATCGATGGCACCTGAATTGAAATTGCTTTTCCAATTGGGCGGAAGTGCAATGATGGTTCATATGACAAACACCATGTTTAAATCCGCCATGCCAGGAATGGATGATATTTTACGACAAAATCCTGATTTGATGCGACAATTTCAGGCGGCGGCAGTAAATACAATGGGACAATCTAGTCCTGGATTTTCAGGGTTTATGAACGGAGTAATGAATTCAGGAGATTCACAAATGGGAAATCGTCCTCCGCCACCTTTAGCCACTCAAGGTCCTGGTGCACCACAAATGTCCGCAAATCGAGCGGGAAATAATAATGGAGGTAGTGCTAATGCTAGTGCTAGTGCTAGTGCTAGTGCTAATGCTAGTGCTAGTGCTAGTGGCATGAATAGACCTGATTTAGTTAGAGGGCGTGGATTTAATGATGGGATAAATATTCGCGAAAATGATGCAACTCGTCGTCCTGAAATGAAGGGGCCAAGTGACATTACCGATATTTTGTCTGGTCTGAAGACAAAGACTATTAATATTCAAGAAGCTACACCTCAAAATGACGGAAATAGTAGTACCATTAGTATTTCAGATTTGAAAGACTTGCAGAATGACGGAAATGTCCCAAAACGCAGTAAGCGTCGCCCCACATCTAATAAAAATACAGTTAGTTTAGATATTTAGATTTACATTTATTATTATTATCGTCACATAATATAATAATAAATTCATTCACCATAAAATAAATGTCATCTGGTGCTAGTTCTAGAGTTACTGGAAGAAGAAATAGAAATAACGGATATGTTAAATTTGCGTCAGGACGAAGTAGTGGTACAAGAAGAAATAATGGTGGAACCCCCCAAGTAGCAAAACCAGTAGCAGCAGCAAAACCACTAGTAGCAGCATCAAAACCACTAGTAGCAAACCCACTAGCAGCAAAACCAAACCCACCAGTAAGAGTAGCAGGAGTAGCAGGAGTAGCAGGAGTAGCAGGAGTAGCAGGAGTAGCAGGAGTAGCAGGAGTACCACAGATTACTAATCCAACTGGATTAGTAGTTACATTATATACAAATATTAAAGGATACGAAAAACTTAAATTAGAACCATCATTGGTTGGTGTAACTAATGCAAACAGTCAAATTGTTTTGTTTGATCCATCTATAAAATTAATTTCGGAAATGGTATATGCATTATCCGCACATACAATAAGTAGTCACATTAAATCTAGTTTTGGATATAGAGACCGCGACAGTTCAGATAAATTAATTGATAAATATAAAGATGTTAAACGGCAATTTTTTAATTCTGAAATGTTCAAGAAATTAAATAAAGAAACCAGAGAGTCGTATATGTATAGAACAAATAAAAGTGTTACTAATTATACAGATGCATTATCTGACGGAATTGTCGATAATAATATTAAAATTACATTAGATGCGTTAATTGGGCCAAATAATATCGTATTTCTTGGCGGACACCCATATACTATATTTTCATATAAAATTAATCCCGACACCGATTTTAAAAATCCACATAATCAAACCATTCAGATTAGCAGTTCAACCCATAATTCGAATGCGGTTGATGCAGTTGATGCAGTTGATACTGAAATATTACAAGCATTTTTTAAACAATATTACAAATTATGGAAACTATGGATTGATGATGATGATCGCAAGTTTAATAATGAAATACGCTGGATACAAGTACTCAATAACCGGGATGATCAAGATAATGGATTTATTGAATCTGTTGTAAATGGGTCCGACAATAAAATAGTTGAAAACAGACTTAAACAAGGTTTACGCAACACATCAATTGAATATAATAATAATGAAAAGTTATGTCAGCATATTAAAGATACATATAAAATAAGCGTAATAATAATTGCCAAGACTGGCAATAATATCAAAATTACTCCTACCGCGTCAATCAATACGGGTGTCTGGACTCATTATATGTTTTTATATTGTGATCACGATCAACAAAGTGAACAATATAAATTAATAGATTTTAATGGAGTATCGCTATTTGAAATTGATTCAACTGAGCCTCCTGATTTTATTATATTATTTATATATTTATGGACTGTTAAAAATCACACTATATATACCAATACCAATATTTTATTCTATGATAAATTTGCCGTGATAATCAACCGGACAAATGTAGATAAGCCCAATATACAAAAGTATTTTACAGTGCCCACAATACACTCCCAATTTAATTTACATGGTTCGAGAAATCAACCGACGTCTAAAAAAGCATGGGTTCTCAATATTAATATTAATATAGATTTATACCCCGGTGAAAAAATCCCAATAGCTAAACGACCGGTACTATCATGTGATAAAAAATTGGACGATATATCCAGATTATGGCACGAGGTATTGGGTAAAGATGTAAAATCTTATAGTCGATCTACTCTAAATCCACAAAATATTAAACCGATCATTGGCACAAATAAAGGTACAGGTCGTCTTGTCCGCGGCCGTTATGGTTATGGTAATGGGTATGGTAATGGTAATGGGTATGGTAATGGTAATACCATGAGCGATAATTGGATGCGGGGGCAACAGCAACAGCAGCGTCGTAATATGTTTAGCGGCGGCAAAAAAACAAAAAAAAATAATAAAACAAGAAAATCAAAACATAAAATCAAAAATAAAACTAAAAATCTGCATCGAAAGAAATCGTTTCACTAGTATAATCATTTGTCGATCCTACGTTACTCAATGCATACTCTGACACACGTTTCTCAAAAAAATTGGTTTTTCCTTGTAATGAAATCATATCCATCCAATCAAACGGATTTATAATATTAAACTTTTTGTTATAACCCAATGAAACTAATAACCTGTCTGCACAAAATTTAATATATTCACACATTTGCGATGAATTCATACCAATAAGTTCGACCGGGATAGCATCTCGAATAAATTCACATTCTACGGTTACTGCATCAACTATTATATTATGTACGACATTTTCCGTTAATTTGTTTTGTAGTTTTGAATATAATAATGCCGCAAATTCACAATGCATTCCTTCATCCCGCGAAATCAATTCATTTGAAAATGCTAGACCTGGCATTAATCCGCGCTTCTTTAACCAAAATATCGCGCAAAATGCTCCACTGAAAAAGATTCCTTCCACTACTGAAAATGCAACCAACCGTTCTGCGAATGACGCGGTAGCGCGATTACACCATTTCAATGCCCATGTTGCTTTTTTTTCTATACACGGAATTGTCGTAATTGCATTTAATAAATGGCGTTTTTCGGATGGATCGACTAAGGTATCTATCAATAAAGAATAAACTTCAGAATGGATATTTTCAATGGCAATTTGGAATCCATAAAAACACCGGGCTTCTGCACATTTAACTTCACTTGAAAAATTCATGGCAAGATTTTCGTTCACAATTCCATCACTCGCCGCAAAAAATGCTAATATATGACTAATAAAATATCGTTCATTTGCCGTTAATTTTGTTACCCACTCTTTACGATCTATTGCTAAATCAATTTCTTCTGCTGTCCAAAAACTCGCTTCTGCTTTCTTATACATTTTCCAAATATCATCATGTTGGATTGGATACAATACATATCTCGATTTCTCGTTATCCAATAAAAGCGGTTCTTGCTGCTGCTCTTGCTCTTGCTGTTCTTTTTGCTCTAACATTGTTATAACAATATATTGTCATACGTTTATATTGTTATCGTGATTGCTATTATTTTTTATTGTTATTTTGTTGATGTCGTTGTTTTTCCTTTTTTGCTTTTTCCAATGTCGCAATCGCCGAATTTAATTCTGCATCACTTACCGTCCCATCATTATCCAAATCGGCTAATTTATGTAATATTCGATGTTTATGTGGCACAACACAAAAATGACTTTCTTCATTAAATAAATGTTCAGATAAAACCACAAATACCGCAGTTAATCCCAATGCCACATAAATATCACGAGTACCCATCCACGCCATTGCAAATACTAATAATTGTTTGCTTAATGAAAATTTTAAATATTCTTCCGTTGATTTACTAAATTGAATAGATATGAATTTTGATCCAACGTTAAGCAATATCATAATAATCCCCGCAAAAAATTTACTATTATTTAAATATAAAATATGATCGTGTGCATAATTTAATCCTCGTATAAAAATATTCGCGGATTGTTTTACCTGTTTGATTTTTTTCGATGGCATTGGATTATAATATCCAAAGAAAATATATTTTACATCATTTTTCTCATAGTTGACGTTATTTGATTTGTTATATTCGAAAACTTATTTGTTATATAAATTCGGGCATTTCTAGCATGTGGTCTATATATTCGATTTATTACGGGAATAAATGGTTCTTTTTGTTGTTTTTGTTTTTGATAATAAGTTATTGATATTATAATAATTAGTATTAGCAATAATACAATTTTGGGGTTTTTCATTTTTATTATATATATATAGTATAAATTCATGGGACAAATTAGTAATAAACATTTAATTCCAATTACTCTCGCCGATCATGGCAAAACGATTATGTTTTTAGATAATGGTAACGTTAATGTAGGAGTAATTACAAGGGTTACAAATGATAAAAAAACTATTACAATTCTGATTAACAACCAGTTAGTAGATTACACTACTAATAAAAATAGTTCAACGTTACCAGTTTTACATTCATATTTTTTAAACCCCCCCAATGTGCCTATAGCGGGAATCGGCGTGGGAATGGTCGGTAAGAGAAAAAGCCGCCGTCGCATTCGACGACATAGTAGACGATCAAAGCGAACACATAAAAAAACCAGGAGATATATTCGTCGCTAAATTACGCAGATCCAAATAATCCCGAAAATCCGTGATTATCTGGAAAATTAGGACTTGGATCACCATGATTACTGAATAATGCTCCTAATAAACTACGAGACGATTTAGATCTAATATTTTGTTCAGATGATATTCTGTCTTGCCCGTAATGACGCCTTATATTTGAAAATGATTCGATTGTAGTTGTTGGTACTGTTGTTGTTGGTACTGTTGTTGTTGGTACTGTTGTTGTTGTTGGTGTAGCCATTTGAGATTGCGCGGCAGTCAATTTATCTTTTATTTTGGATATCAAGTCGGTTGTTGCCGCCATATTTGGACTGGCTGTAGCTGTAACTGGACTGACTGTAGCTGGACTGGCTGTAGCTGGACTGACTGTAGCTGGACTGACTGTAGCTGTAACTGGACTAGCTGTAGTTGTAGCTGCAGTATCAGTAAATCCTTCAACCATCGACATATTATTATGAATAATTATTAACATGGCCGCCGCACCCAATCCTATAATAGGATTATAATGGGTAATGAAAACAATAAAAAATATCATCAATGCACGCCCAAGCATAGTATTGAATATATATTGATAATAATTAGTTGATTGATTTGATTGCATAATTAAAAAAAGAATGATAATTAAAATTCCCCCTAAAAGCATATGTTCTATTTTAGGATTTGATAGTTTCGACGGTGATGTCATTTATATTTATTATTTATTATATATTATAGTATTAGCAAATATATTATTTCAGTCCAATTTCCAAATTATTATCTAAATTTTTAGTAAGAAGGATATGTCTTTAGCAATGTATGCTGCTCCATTCGACAATGAATTAAATCAAATAAATAGTGGTGCTAATAATGATAATGATACTCCTATAGGCAGAAAAAAAGCAATGGGGGCAAATAAAACACAAAAACGGTATCCTACAGATAATTCCACACCTCCTAAAGAAAATAATATGTACTCTGAAAAAGTCAATTCTGTTTTACAATCTATCCATAATTTACCCGCCACTTCTGATCAATTAGGAGATTTTAATCCGTTACCCCCTCCTACATCCGCAGGGGTAGAAAATACTAAATTAAGAGAAAATAATAACAACAATAATATGCCTTATGCTACAAACACCCCACCCGAATTAGATTTAGGAATGTCGGCTGCTACTGCAACTACGCCTAATCATTATGGGGCTAATCATTATGGGGCTAATCAATATGGGTCTAACCAAGTCGGTGCCAATAATTATCAGAGCAAACAGTATATGCCACAGTATTCGTCCATGTACAATAATAGTGGATATAATGGCAGCAGTAATAGTGGCGGTGGCAGTGGCAGTTCATACGATAACGACGGGTCATATGATACCATGATTGAGAAATTGAATTATATGATTAATCTTTTAGAAGAACAAAAAGATGAACGAACGAATAATGTGACTGAAGAAGTTGTATTATACTCTTTTTTAGGAATATTCATTATTTTTATTGTGGATTCTTTTGCACGAGTTGGGAAATATACTCGGTAAAAATAATTTTGCGTGGTTATACGGATAAGAAGAGTAAGTCCAAGGCGAGTAAACCGGTTCGTCCAGTGGAGATTAAAAAAGCGAATCCACCGATCGCTACCCATATCGGTGGCAAAAGTAGACGAAGAATTAGACGTAATCGGGCTACGAAACGAAAAACACGTCGCATCAATCGCAGACGCAGTCGCAGTAGACACTAAACCACAATCAACGCTTTTTTGGAATTAAAGGTTGAATATGCGAAATTGTAAAAGTAATATGCCGTTGGACTTGTTAATATCGGCATCGATTTTTCCAACAAATTGTCCGCAATAATATAATTATCTGAAATCTCTTCTATCACTGCACATTTAAAAGCATGATTCGATTCCCACAATTTCCACAATGCGACTTTATATCCATGTGCAAACAATTCTTTATTTTTACAATTATTTACCGATGCAATTAAAGATAAACATTCAGTACCTTTTTTTAAGCTCACACAATTGTTTCTGAAAATATATACCGCCATCACTTCCCCCTCTTTAATTATCATATAAATATATATGTTTCGGGTATTTATCAATTCCAATATATTTGCCAAATCCGTCATTATACAAAGATCAAAATGCACATGATTATAATCTTTGAAAAAATCGAATAAATGATGTATATTTGTTTTACCCACTTCAATTAACGATACAAATGGTAATAAATCACTTGGTCTTGTCCATTGAGTCATATCAAAACAAATTGTCTTATAAATACACAGTGGAACTAATAATGAAAGTTCTCCTTCTCTTTTAAAGAGAGAAACATGAATATCTTTTTTTAATTGGCGTTGATTATAATGATGTGTTTGTATTAATTCCGGCGCAATGTTTTTATGTCGTCGCGATTTATCCACACATAAATAATCCACATAATACGCATCCATTTGATTTTTTGTTTTTGTGAATAAAATATGTACGGGTCTAGTTGTCAAAACACCAACTATTTTTTTATTTTGAATTGTCTTGGTATCCAATGACAATAATTCGTCTTCATAATAAAAACTTACAAAACATTTTGTATTATGCCCTGTAAAATAAGGGACAATATTTTCTTTCAATTTCGGATGATAATAATTGTCGCCATTTTTAAGATAATTCGGTCTTATAAAATTCGCAAATTGTTGAAGTTTTAAATTCGATAATTTTGCGTATTCTGTCGTCTCTACATTTGTAAAATTCGTATATCTATTTTTTTCAGGAAGTTGATAATTAATTATCCCGCATGGAAATAAATACCATTGCAAATCGTAGATATGAAAACACGGCTGCACTGACCAGAATCGATGCTTTATTTTTATGTATCCACAAATACTTATTATTGTTGCAATAATTATTATTAGTAGGACTATACAAATTTTCGGGAAATAGTAGATTGGATTTTTGAATTTTTGTAACGATTGTGGGTTTAGAAGATTTGGGAAATCTCCCATAATATTTACTATTTTTACTAAATATTACGACTTTTTACGATTCCTTTTATCTTTACAAGACAAATCAAAGAGAGAAAATAGTAATTCATTTATGCCGGTTTTTGAAAAATAATCAATTTATTATATTCATATCCAACTTTTATTAAATCGATTTCACCTTGTACTATAAACCCCGCCTCTTGCGCAAAATTCAAAATATCGGATTCAGGTTCAATATATAATGGATGTTCATTACGACGAAATGTTTTCCCTGTATTTTTATTTGAAAACTTTTCCACAAATTTCGCATTATTCGTTTCACGATTTAATTGGTAATCTGATTCATATTTGAATGTATCAAACGTTATTTTGCTTTGTGTAATTCGTTTTACAGCATGACGTTGCGGGGTCAACATAATAAGTGGATTGGCCGCCGGAAGAATCGGGTCAAACATATCTCTATCTACAATATGCACGACTAAACTACCTCCGGGTATTAACCAATTCATTGCGTTACCAAAAAATTGTGCCTTATCTTTGAAATAATATAGGGTATGATATAAACATAAAATATGGGTAAATGATTGTGATTGGAATTGATTGGCGTTCAATGCATCACCTTGCACAAAGTTTAGTCCGGGATGTTTTTTATTGGCTTGACTAATCATCGACGATGAAATGTCTAGCCCCGTTGCCTTAATTCCTTTTTCGGCTAAAGCTGCAACATGATTACCCGTCCCCGATCCAATATCAAGAATAATAGATTCACTTGTGGGTTTGGTATTATTAATAATTTGACCGATTTCATAATCATCCTTCATCTTATTATAAACCAAATATTCATATACATCCGCATAAAATGGATCATAAATATCTTCGACTTTAGTTTTACTCGTAAATGTTTGCTGTTGTTCAAATCCTTCTTTGTTCATCCCGCCAGTTTTGAATAATGAATTGCAAATCATTATCGCGATCAAGAAAAATAGTACCGAAATTAATATTTGACCCCAAACTGACATTTTTGAATAACTTTGTTTTATATGACTCAATGAAAATTTATTCGTTGATGATTTTGTCATTATGTTTGTTTTTGTTTTTGTTTGTTTTTGTTTTTGTTTGTTTTTGTTTTTGTTTTGTTATATGTATTATCGCGAGATTTTTTATAGGGGAAAATAGTATAATATCATAATAATAATAATAATAATGTCAGATTCTTCTTCATCTGAAATAAACGATATTCGCGAACAAAAAGATTTTAAAGGTACGACATTTTCAGAATTTAAAAAATCCGATGCGAAAAATGAATTCCTAAAGAATTTAAAAAATTCCAAAGTTGAACAAGCATGTTATTGGTCTGCAGAATTTATTTGTGCAGGACATTATAAAGAATTGTGGGAAATCATCATGTTTTTTTATAGTAAGCATATTCATTTAGGAAATCCTAAATTCGCGATATATTTAGATTTAAAACTTACACAATTCAAAGAAATTATGACAAATAGTTACGGCAATGAATTGAAAATGCGGAACAATGATAAGTTACGGAAATTGTTTTGTGAAATCATATGTATTTTATGCTGCGCCAAACGAAAACATAGTTTTGATGAAATTAAGATTAAGAAAGAGGATTTTGATATGACACAAATGACAGATAGATTTAAAGCGCCTAATGTCAGTTACGGACAAAATATTATTACCTCTGCCGATCCTAAAGAATTGTTTGTCGCCGTAAATGAATTAGCGTATAGTTTATCTTCCGACGGAAAAAATACGATTGATGCATGTTATTGGATCGAATGGATTGCCGAGTATGAAAGTATTTGTAAAACAAAAAAACAGGGATGTAAGTGCGAACGACGGCAGCAAATACCGGTTGACGGTAAATGTCAAATGGATATTGTATGGTTAATATGGGATACTTTTTTAAAAGAAGCCGAATATCCCCATCATCATCCTCTCATTCGAAAAATCATGAAAAGTTTATTAAATTTATTTACGTTAAAATATAATAATTCGTGTAATACTAAACGTCGATTTATATTATATTATGCCGTTGCATTATTAACTGAACCGGTACGTTTAGAAGAAGAAATAGTGAAATCGGCGGATAAAGAAATTATATCATCCATCGTGAATAAAATAGATACCATTTATAAACAAATTAAGAAAAATGAAAAAGTTCCTAAAACTGATTATTTATTTAATAATATGATTAAATCTAATTTAGACAAAACTATTGAAAAATTAGATAAAATGAATAATTTTGGCGAATCTTTTATTCCACGAATATAATTTATTTTTATCTTTATTTAGTATATAAATGTCTGAACTAACAAAACTATGCACGCCCGCCATGCTATATTTGGTTTTGTCAATAATTGCCATTCTTATGGCGATTATGAAGAGAATGTCGATGATGACGATTGTCATTAAGACAATATTCGTTCTTTTGTGGACATGGTTCTTGAACTTTTTGTGTTCCAAGGGATATTCTGGTATCTCCTGGTTTTTGGTGCTTTTACCTTTTATCTTCTTGACAATGGCCGTCCTTTTTTCCATTGAAATGATGTCGACAATGTCCCGTCGTTAGATTTTTTGATTTTGATTTTGTATAATAACACATAGTCATGTTATTATATTATTATAGTATAGATAATATAAGTATGGTTAAACGATCCATTACACGACGCGCGTCGAATAAAAATAAAACGGTGCGTAAATTGGCGGATAATTTCGAACAAGAAATTGTGATTGAATTTCTGCAAATGCTTAACATGATAAAACTATATCATTGGAAAACGTATAGTTATGCCACACATAAAGCGACCGACGAATTGTATTCCAAATTGAATGAAAATGTAGATCACTTTATTGAAGTTCTTTTAGGAAAGATATCTGGCAATCGTATCAATCTCACGAAAATACATACCATTTCTCTCATTGATTTAACTTCTAATGTAGAATTGAAGAAAGAACTTGATAAATTTAAGGAATATTTAGTTTCTTTGAATACCCATTCGTTTATGAAACAAATGTCGAATACTGATCTTTATAATATTCGCGACGAAATGTTGGCAAATATCAATCAATTTCTTTATTTGTTATCATTTTCATAGATAGAAACAGTTCGTTATAATACAAATAATATATGTTTGTATTATTATATAACATAAATGAATAATACAAATTCAGCAGGTTCTTATTCATCAGGAAATACCGATAATGTAGTAGGTGTTGGATCAGCCGCATCTAAATCCATTATGGATAGCATTGATATGGGTACTAGTGCTGTTGGTACTGGTCTTGGTGCTGGTCTTGGTACTGGTCTTGGTGCTGTTGGTAGTACTGGTCTTGGTACTGGTCTTGGTACTGTTGGTACCGTTACTGGATTTTTTAGCAATATTTCTTGGATAACTTGGTTAGTTATTATTTTCATATTGGCATTTCTAGGATTCAATATATTCATGTATTTAGCAAAAGGTACCCAATATATAACAAATATATTTACGCCACTACTTTCTTTATTCGGGTCTACGTTTGGAAATTTATTAGGAAACACGACGAAGCAAGTGGTAAATACATCTGCCACGGGCGCAAACGCCGGCATTAATGTGACGGCCGGCGCAATAACTGGCGGAATCAATGCACTATCGAATACGCCCGCAACAGTATCATCTACTATACCTCCATCAGATTCATTGCAAACAAATACATTAAATAATGCATTAAATAATGCGACAAGTGCCAATACTAGTGCCAATACCGATGCTAATGCTAATGCTAATGCCAATGCCAATACCAGTACATATCAAGCAGATGATTCGTATAGCAGTATTCAATCCGCAAATTCATCCGGGAAAGCCGGATGGTGTTACATCGGAGAAGAACGCGGAATTCGCAGTTGTTCGCAAGTCGGAGTCAATGATACATGCATGTCCGGCGACATATTTCCGTCAAGTGAAGTGTGCGTAAATCCTACCTTAAGAGCATAAATAAAAATTGAAATGAAATTAAACATATAAATAAATGGAATGAAATACTTACAATGCAACGAACGATTGAATCTATTGCTAAAAGACGGGTGAAAAATGCTGATAGAAAGGCAAAAAAGCGGGAAATAGAACGGGCAAGTCTAACCATAGAAGAATATAATATGAAAAATCAACAACGTATTACATTACACCGTCGTAAAAAACAGTTGGAAAAATATATATTAACTGTTACTGAAACATGGAAAATCAAATCACCGGCGGAACAACGACGAATACAACAATTACAAAAATTTAAAGTACCTATGGATTGTGTCAATATCATATTAGCATTTGTAAATCCTAACATGATGTATTTATTATTCAAGATGACTGCACAAATGAAGCAAATACGTCTTACCAATCATTTCGACCATTGTTTAGCACATTTATCAACTATGGATGTAACCACCTTAGTAAATAATTTTAAGGAGGAAGGAAAATTACATTACTTAATAGACATACGACGACCACGCTCCCACGGCGACGAAGATAGTTTTCTATATAGTAATTGGGGACTAAACTCGGACAAACCAGCTGTATTTTATAATAAAGAACTTTATAATGTTATATGTCAATATAATTTTGTAAAATCATATAGCGGTCTAACAGATATTAAATTATTTAAGGGGGTAAACGGATGGCATGGATTAGTATCATCATTTCCAAATTCAATTGATACTGATCTAATAATAAAACAATTATTATTTGAACATTTACAAAATACAATGTCTTGTTTGACACAATATTCAGAGTCAGACCAATTTAATGATTATACGCGATGCTTGAATAGAATTATGTTATTACGTCGGAAATGACCAGTCCAATTTAGTGCATTTACCCATTTGCATTTACCCATTTGCATTTACCCATTTGCATTTCCCCATATTTTATTATTTACCGGGAATTTATTTCCGCTTGTAGCATACGTTAATCTTGTTCTGGGATAATTTACCGGCAACCCGTCATTATAACATAAATAAATAATAGGTCCAGGTACATCCGAATCAGATGTCGGAAAACATTGTTGATTTGCAGTTACACTATAAATTTCACCGGTACATATATTTTCTGTAGTTGTACATATCAATGTCCCTCCATCCGGAATGACAATTGGGATTACGGGAAAAGGTATAGCTAGTGCAGGTAATACGGGTCCAGATGAACCGGGAATTGGCGGTTTTGGCGGAATTATTGGGCTTGATGGGCCTATTATTGTATTTTGGGGCAACGAATTGAATATTGGGAATAATGGAAATGAACATGTTAATGGATCTAGTGTTGGAGTAGGAATTCCATTAATAATGGCGACATTTGTATAATTAACCCGTTGTAAACTTTTTGTATTTGGACTGGTCGCGGATTGAGTTTGTGTTGCCCATGTCGTATTACGATTTGTCCAATTTCCTCGCGCAATTTGACTATATCTTTGTTGTTTTGTAATATTTGCGCTATTTTTTTTATATTGAAGAATATTTCCTTTATATAACATCGCCACTGTTTCTTGTTGTTGCCGTTGTTGTAGTAGTGGAAGCGTCAATTCGTATGCGCATCTATTTTCATAACGATACCATAATTTAGGTGGCACGGGATTATAATTTTGTCCTAGACATGACATTGATTATGTTGGGTTTTGAGATAGCAATTATAATATATTATTATATATAATAATTATAATTATAATAATAATAATAATAATAATAATAATAATAATGAAGACAACTATATTTGTTGGCGGCGACGTATTAAAAAACAAAGCATTTAAGCATATATTAAGTATTGGATTTGAGATTGAGACGGTTCAATTAATTAAATTAACTAAAATTACATTACCGTCATCAGGAGCTACTATATTATTAAATACAGATAGTTCACAAAAAGATATAGATTCTATAAGCGACGGAACAAATACCGGCGAAAACAGCGAATTAAGACGACAAGAAACATTTAAATTGAATATAGGTAAAGACGCATCATTTCATATTACAAATGATATGTCGGCTACACCATTTACTAAAAGATTATTACATAAATGTCGCGATTCTAGTAATCACAAGAATAAGTTATATAAATTTGTAATAGACGATCAACCTGAATCGTACGACATACATTTTCTCATGGATGAGGCGAATATGGGTTGTTCTATTTTTTCTGATGTTGAATGGGTTGCGACATATTATAAACCCAAACTACATTCAAATATTATTATGGAAACCTTTTCAAATGCGATAAAAACGTTATTAGCGCATTTAGATGCATTAAAACCAACTCCTGGTGAATTTATTTTAAAAAGCGATTCTTCGGAAATAGAAGATGAAAATATAGGAAAGTATAATTTGTATCATATGGCAGATTCCAACTTGTATTATTTAAAAACAAATGACGGTGGCATTGATACCGTTTATACAACCATTCAAATGACCTTTTCTGCCCACGTTTCAAACATTTTTTTTATTATGAAGCAATTGACTGAAGATACCATACAATTATATCCAACCTTGACTGAAATGACAAAAATTAAATTATCGGCATTAAATAATATTCAAAGTTGTGTGGAACATTTAATAAAAGGATACAACGAAAAAGCTAGTTCATCTGGATTTAAAATACCTACGACTAATAAGTCTGCAAGAGATAAATTATTAATTAGAGAAATATACAATTATATCTCATTAATATTGTATAAACTATATGTTTATTATAACAAATATCGACCACGTAAAATCAAAGATTATTTTAAAAATACACTTTCGCTGAATGTTAGACACAGTAATTATGATTTATATGTGGAATTAAAACGCCGATTGAGTATATTATTTGATGTGAAATTATTCGGTAAATCCGGACCTGAAAAAAATGAAATTCTATCCGATATTATTAAAGCCATTTTTATACAAGAACCAATATTATTAAAATATTTATTATTACAACCGGATTTTGTTAGAAAAAACGGATTTAATAACAAGGGGAGATTAGACGAAGATGATCGTAATTACGGCGACCCATATTATTCATTAGTTTCATATTTCGATTTTTTTGAAAACCCAACTTCGGTTAATCATGATGGTAAAGAACTAATATATACATCAGATTGGTTCGAATATAAACAAATAGATTCCAATTCCACACGAATGGATATTAAAAAAAATATAGTTTTAATTGAATTTAGAAGTTTTCCTAATATGATTTATAATGCAGTAGCTAGTATTTTAAGCAAAGAAGAACGAGCAGAAATGGATGAATTGGGAAAGGTTGGTGTATTATCGGTTAAAACGCTTAAACAATTTATTAAAAGATATTCACACATGCATAGACTTAAAGATGTAAAAGTACCTACCCCTGTTACCAATACCACAATCAAAGAAAAAATGTTAGTAAAATCAGTATCCAATACCCGACGTAAATATGCCCCGACCAATAAATCAAAAACGCATAAATTTAGCCACCATAATATAGAAAAACCATAATATTTTCTTAATATTTTATGATAATAATGATCATAAAATATGTATACGTTGGATTATTGCATAGATTGATTAGATCCATAAAAATACCACCGCAACGATAAATAATTGGAATTTTTCATAGTTGTAGACGACATGGTATTTGCCATTTTTGTATTGGGTCCCATTTTAGATATATTTTGTATTTCGGTTGTTCCTAAAGCATAATCATAATACCATAAATTAGATATATTTCCAGAAAACCCGCCATTCATCGCAACGTAAACATCTCCATAATTTTGTTTAGGAACACCAATTAATTGCATACTTTTGGTAACTGTGCCATTAATGTAAATATCCAAATCCGTATTTCTGCATCGAATAATTACGTTTACCCATTTATTAAGTGGAATATCGGTTATAATTATTTCTTCGTTAATAACTTGATATGTATTCATAATCACAGTCAACGCGTTTGTATTTGGATTTATGTATAGACCTGGCGCATTATTCGGAAAATTTAACCCGGTTGATCCCGCTGTTGTGGAAATATCGTTATTTCCTTTATGAAACACGTGTTTATATTGTCCAGATAAATATTGCAAATCGTCGATAAATATCCACACCGACCATGAAAATTCTATCCCATTAGGACCATTTATCGATCGCGAAATTGGTACTGCTCCAGTAGTTTGTGGATTTTGAGGAATAATTATCATTTGTTTTGCATCTATCATGCCCTCAATTAAATGTGGAGTTGTCGTATTATTAAAAAACCACGCCAATACATTAATCAACAATTGTAAAATGATTATAAAAAGAAAAACGGCTAATAATAAAAATGATATTTTTGCGACTAAACTGTTTGAATTTATAAAATCGGTTATACCAGATCCTCTTGGTTTTCCTAATAACGAAGAGGTGCGTTCTGAAGATGATGATGGGCTATAAGACGATGATGGGCTATAAGACGATGATGAGGATGAAGACGACGTGGGCGACGCGGACGGCTCATACAATGATGGCGGGGTGATTGATGAGGATGCCGACGTTGATGCCGGTTTTCCAAAATAATCCATTGTTTTTTAATATTAGTTTGTTTTATTATACTTAATATAATAAAATATTAAAATCTGTCGGTTTGACTAAATAGTCAATACTGTATCTTGAGTTGTACCTTCTAAAACACTTACTTGAATTTTATATTTTCCGAATATATTAGATAAGAAACTTTGACCGTATCCTTGTTGATATATATTCCACGCGGTTTGTGGATCGGTTGCACTGGCAAAATATTGAAATTTCGATGTCCATCCCGAAAATCCTCCTGTAGTACTCGACGACGAGGCAGAACCGGGCGGGGTTATATATACATTTGAATCCGAATTTACATTTGCGGTTCCTGGTAATAAACATGTCTTCACTAATTTACCATCTATATACACATCCAAAGTTCTACCATACACGCTTATCAATAGATTTACCCATTTTTGAATTGGGATATTTGACACTGCGCATGTATGTATAGTGGATGAAGAGGCCGTGCTATAACATGTTAATGAAATGGCTAAATTATTCTGTACTGCGCCTAATACTACTACTGGACACGGATCCGATCCTGCAATACCCGGCACCGAACCAGATGTCGAGGTAGCACTTGGGGCACCCATACGACCATAAATCACTTTAGGTTCACCGTATCTATAATTCCAATCGTTAATGTAAAACCATATTGAATAAGTAAAATTACTACTAGATACGCCATTTGCTAAACTTGACGATGGAATGGTTTGCATAGTTGTGCCAGATTGTAATCCGGACAATGTATTGATATCAGTTGTTACATACCGAATAACAATGTACAATAAAATAATAATAACGATGGCCAGAATAATATTCTTAATATTCATTTTATAGTTTAGTTTAGTTTAGTTTAGTTTAGTTTATATATTAGTGCGAATAAAATAAAATAAAAGTAGTTATTGATTTTGTTATTCCATAGTATTCAACTTGTTGTTTATTTTATCGACTAATTTGGCATCAACTTCGCTTGGTGTAGGGATTTGATTGTAAGCCGATCTTCCATGTTTGAAATACCATTCAAGTGATAAATAATTCGGACCCTCTGCATTTAGATTTGGTGGTTCTAAATACGGTAATACATTATTCGAAACATCCACAATCGCGCCCCCAACTGGGGCTATAATTGCCGTATCCAAATTACCTAAAGAAAAATCAAGGTTTATATTTAAATCTTTTGCGATATTTGTAAGTGTCACGTTTGTATCCACAATGGTAGGCGGCGTTTTATCCTTAACTGTATTGTATAAATAATAGATTTGTTTAATATCTAAACTTTTCTCGAAATAATTTACATTACATATTCCGCCATGGATTCCATTATTTGTGCCAATGGTTAATGAATCCAATGACATATACGGCACAACTTCAATAACCGTTTTAACTAATTCTCCATTATAAAATATATCTAAAGTTCCACCATTATAATTAATTATTATATTGTTCCATTTTTGCAATAAAACGCGAGGATTACTATACACAATGATATTTCCATCATCATCTAATTCCGGTAATTTATGTTTATCTTTAGACGATGTTGTAGCAGTAGTAGACGATGCGGACCCCGTGGTTCCTGGCGGAGGCATTGTAATGCGTAAC